TAAATATACAAAGTCTTCCACCATCATCAGATAGCACATCGCCTTTCTTCCAAGAGAATTTCTCCCAATCACGCATTTCTTTGGATGGAAATAAGCAAATTTCTCCCCCAAGAGTATACTTCCCATTTTTCCAAAAAGATTTCTCATCAGTTCCTAAAGAACCATCAAGACCTTTACACACTACTCTTATACCATTGTTACCGACTAATCTGCTTAAAAATACCTCACCATACAGAGGTGAATATAGTTTTGTTCGTATGGACTTATCCTTAAGGATTTCCACTATATTAATCTTTTCTTCCATATTATTTTACTCTTTTGGAGGACGAACTTCTTTAAATCTTCAAAATCTATAGGGAAGAGCGCACAATATTTATACTTCAATGTGCAGACAAATCTTCCGTTGAGCATAACATCAAAGACAAATGTTTTCATTGTTCACCTCCTTCCTTTTTGAATAAATCATCAATATAAAGCCACTCTTCTATAGGTGCTCTCTCAACAAATCCTTTCCAAGATTTGAACTCCTTTACTTGTGCTAATGAATAACAGTTTCCTACATTATAGTGTAGCAATATCCATTCATCATATCCCTCTGGCTCTTCGTCTTTTTGGTGCCACAAGTCCTTTAAAGCTCGATTATACCCACGCTGGAAGCCATATTCAAAGAAGGACCTTTCATTATCTGGCAACCGTCGTAGTATTGTTGCATCATCAAGTTGTGCTATCTTTTTTAAAACCTTTGCGTTTATCATACTTACTCCTTCTCTTTAGTTTCATACTCCTGTTGTAACTTCTTGACCTCGTTCACGAACTTACTGACATCAATATCACAATCAATTACCTCTTGATGGTTTTTGATAGCGTCTTCTATCAGATGAGTGCATTCTTCGGTAAAACCACAGATACGATTACCTTCGATGGTGTAGAGATACTTGTGGGTGTTATAGTAAGCACACTGGCAGAGAGATAAGCCCTCTGAGTCGAGGCGGTCCCGTACATCGGGATTGTTGATGCGAAGGACCACCATCTTGCCTTTACCGGAATAGTACTTGCGGTATTTGATTCGGTCTGCTATAGCTACCAACAACAGGATAGCCAGCACGATGATAACATCTGTTTGAATTGTATTCATAACTTTCATTTTTTATTGTTTGTTTATCTTAAGTCGGTCATTCTTCCAGGATTTTGAATGTTCAGTTCCTTATTGACATCGTGGAGGCAGACGGTTGGCAATGTATGCGTATCGGGGTCTAAACCCTTCGACTTGCAGTAGTTTCTCCATGCATCTATGCCGAGTATCTTCTTAGAATCCTCTATCGCTTTCAAGCGATCCTCTTCTTTCTTGCGTTCAATTTCTACCTCGCCACGCATCTTCAATAAGTCGGCCTCATAATCTATCAAGGATTTCATTATATCCTGTGGATTGATGGTCTTTCCGTTGTTGATGAGCTTGCTGTATTCACCATTGGTGAAAGCTACGAAGAAGTAATCAAGTTCGGCAGGAGTAAAATAGTGATACTTTGTGCAGATACGCTGAGCAAGCAGCTGAATCTGATAATCTGTTGTATTATCGTATGCGCCCAGATAGTAAAGAAGGTCTATCAGTCGTCCTGTTACCCATCCTACGAGGTCTCTGAATCCACCACGTTTCTGTATATCCAACATGGTTTCCTTATTCTTCTTTATAGCCTCAGTTAAGGTTGCAGGACGCTGATAGTTTGCCTTATCCCTGATGATAGGCACTCGCGACGAGCCGGGCTGCGCGCTCTGAACGTTGGATATTCCGTTGTTGTTCATAATCTTGCTTTTGGATAATTTCGTCATTCCAACACTCGCCATTAAGATAAGTGAGTGGGTCTTTTCTGTATACAGGGTCGGGCGTGGATGCTATATAGAGAGGAGTTGCTTTCATACAAGCTACCTTATCGTTAAGACTTAACTTCTTCCACTTAGCCTCTGCTTTCTTGCGGCCTCGTTTTTTATTGTAGGCATTCCACCATTCCTCAAAAGTCGGTTCGAAGACCAACATCTGTTTTTGCTCTTCTTCAACCTCCAAGTCTGCCGTCTCCACTTCGGTATTGTTATCGAACAACTCAGAAGGCTTGTAATACTTACCCGTAAGCGCCCATCTTGCACCAGCTGCAAAAGCATCTTGCAGGGGTTCGATTTTCGAATATTTATTAGCCTCCGAATGGATTTCCTTTAACGTTTTCATAAGCTATATGATTTTGATGATTTATACCCAACCGGCACCCGAGTTCTCGAGTTCTCGCTTGCAATATTGCAAACCAACTTGGTCATCGGGTTCCGGAATCATGATACTGCGGACATTTGCGTAATCTGTCACGTTTCGGATAACGCTGCTAGCCTCTGCTGTATTGAGTGAAGTGAGAGGCTTGTATTTGCGGTTGCCTGTCTTGTCTACCTCATCGGTATAGAAGATGTAGCTGCAAACGTTGCGCTGAATATCACGAAGCGTTTCGTAGAAGGTCTGTCCTAACTTTAGGGCGAGATAGCTAATCATGAAGTGAAGATAACCGGACTGCTTATCGGTCTGAATGGGGTGAAACTTCTTTAATTCGATATTATACCCACATTCTTTAGCTTTCTGAACAGCCTTTACGATAGCTAAATATTCACGAGGATCATTAGGATTGTATACACTCATATTATTATAATTACATTAGATTGATTACTAAACCCTTGCAAGCATAGTCGGTTGGTACACCGAGGACCTGCTGGAATTTGTTTACGGCAACATCGGGGTTAAGATGGCGTGCAGAACCATGAATGAGGACGATGCGCTTGGCGGTATTGGCTGCCTTGCATTCGTTGAGATACTCGACAGAGTGAGCCAGACTCATGTGGGAAAGACGGATGCGGTCGGCTTGGCTGACTATCGTCTTGCCTTCGTTTACGGCTTTCTCTAGGAGAGAATCATCATAGTTGCATTCTGCCAAGAAGTAGCGGCACCCTTGAACTACATTTTCCATATTGTAGCAATCGGTGAAGAACATCATGGTTCCCATTTCCGGATGATGAATAAGGAAAGAGAAACAAGGCACATCATGTTCAACCTTCATCGGGGTGATGCTGAAAGCACCTAGATGATAGGTCTGGTCTTTAAGCATGCCTTTTACTCCCTTGCATTTCTCGGATAGCTCTTCGGTAGAGTAAGCATCAATTCCTGCTTTCAGAAAGTCTTTGGCATTTTTTGCATGATCGCCGTGGGAGTGACTGATAATCACTCCCACGCATTTTGATGTTTTGAGGTTTGCAACTTTCTTTACTTCCTGCAACGGACGACCTGCCTCTATGCAGAGCTGCTGACCATTACTAGACTCCAGTACGTAGCTATTGCCCTGACTATTGCTATTGACTACTATCAGCTTCATACTTAACTCAAACTAAACTTTTTAGCCTGTAGCTGCTCTTCATGTACTTCCTCGGCATTCACGACTTCACCGGTGTCATTACTGATTGCGATAACGTTCTTTTCCTCGGCAAACTCTTCATCACGCTGAACGATGGCAGAAGGAGCCTCATCAAGGTTTGTGATGTCATTTGATTCGATAGAGAGTTCTCCCCACTTCGACAGGAGTCTTCTGAGAACAGTCTTAATGGCCATACTTTCGAAGTTGGAATACCATCCTACGCCTTCGCCACTTCCGTCGGCAGCCTGCTTGAGAGCAATTTCCTTCAGCTTCTCAGCATCGAACTTGTCGCTGAACTTGACGGTAGGACTATACTGCTTTGCATACCGGCATACCTCATCAAGTGTCATATAGAGAAGTTTGGTAAGACCATCCTTCTTCTTGAAGTAGGCGAAGTAGCCGATTGGAGTATTTGAAATCTGAGCACCCGAAAGGTCGAGCTTTCCTGTAACCTTGTCATAATGGTTGAACTCGCCATCGTATACGACATCAGCGTTGATTGTCTCGTACTTGCCGGTGCGCATAGCCAACTGGAGATAACCCTTTGTACCGATAACGAGTGTAGGAGTCATTACTCCTTTGTTCTTGAACGGAAGGAGATACGCCTGTCCCAGCTGCTTATTGAGAGGCAAGCGAAGGGAGGCTGCTTTCAGAGCCTCAGCCATCAAGTCGTTAGGTTTGCACTGGAGCAACTTTTCATCGGATGAAAAGATTTCCATGAGTGAGGTACAGAAAGCACCTTTGTTCTCCTTTAGTGAACTCTGCAACAGACTTTGGTAATAACTGTTGTTCATTACCGCCTGAAAATTCTTAACTGCTACTGCCTTCTGGGAAGGCTGTGCCTTTGTCATTGCTGTTTCTGCCATGATTACTTCTCCTCTTCTTTATGATTGATTAATTCCTTAGCGATACCAGCCAAGGCTATTGTTCCCAAAGCAAGATTGATTTCACCACTTTCCGGAAAAAGTTCTATTGGATCAACCTCTACTCTATCGTGGCTATCTAACCACTCCTTTATTCGGCCCGAATCCGTTCCGTCCTTCATGCCTCCTGCTAATGCTAAAGTTCCCCTGATAAGGTCTTTGCCAACCGACATTTCTAATTTTAAAGTTTCTGCCATGTTTTTTTTATTTACTTATATGTTTGATTAATTCTTCTTTTGTTTTAAACACTTCGCTTTCTTTCCTTGTTGGGAAAACTGCGAACTTATACTGAATAGAGCAAGGTGCCTCGCCTATCTGCTGAAAGAATACGCCAACGATGTTTGCACGTCGGATTTTGTACCCATCGAGCAGATAGACTGCATCACCTATATCGAACTTCGTCTTGATTTGCATGATGTGTTTCAATCCTTTATGGCCAAAGCGAAATAATGCTCAACCTTCAGTTTATCATCCTTTGATACTACCAGACGGATTTGCTGGCCGCCTGTACTGAGCGGACGATTAACACTTTCGCATTCATCTATCACAACAGGGACCGATACATCATAGAACTGACCGATAGTGCGCGCGATGTCGATTCCGGCATTCACCTTGGCAGCACCATTTAGGCGGCTGTAAGGCACACCATTGTGATAACATTCGCAATAAGGTTTCTTCTCACCATCGAGTTTTGGAAGGAACAGACTCCATTTTACGAAACGAAAGTGCTGATTGACCTTATCTTCGAGAGCCTTGCAAGACAACTGATAGAACTCATTGGTGATGTTGAGTTTATCATCAATATCATCAAGCTGTTCCTGGAAGATGGCTTTATCCTTCTGTGCTGCTTCGATATGAGCCATTGTATTGTCGTAAGATGCTTTTGAGGCGAGGTGTTCGATGATTTCATCATATCTGTCAGCGAGAGGCTTTCGCTCTTCATCGAGTGCTTGAAGTAACTTGTCGTTATCCTCGTTGCTATCGGATGGTTTGTCGAGTTCTGCCTGCAACTCGCCAATCTCTTTCACTACCTGCTGATACTCTTCCTTGGAGGCAAGAATCGCCTCGTATGTACTAGGAACATCTGCATCAACATCTGCCTTATGCTTTTCTGCCTCTGAGAGGACCTGGTGAGCCTTGACAAGCTGGTTTGTGGTGGTCTGACGATCATCATTCAGTTTATCCAACTCTTTGTTGAGTTCGGTGTATGCGCTTTGGAGTTTGGCAAACTCATTGTTGAGTTCCTTCATATCCTCTGCCTTGCGAGAGTTGAACAGGTTCTGGGATTCCTGTTTGAGGAGCCGAACATCACCGAGAGGGAGAGCCTGACCGCAATGAGGACAGAAACCTTCCTTATCATCCCATTTCCAAGTACGCCTGGCAATTTCATCGCTACGCCTGTTTAAGTCGCCAACCTTCTTCTTGCACTCTTCAATCTGAGCGTTTATCTGAACCTCGGTGGTAGGATAGCCACTCATGACGGCTTTGAGGTTGTCAACCGTAGATTCTGCCTTATTGAAGGCTGCGTTGGCGTTGAGAACATCGCTTTGGTGCTTGGTCATGTTATCGGTAGACTCCTTATCTGCGCCCTGCTCCATCATTCGCTTGCGTTTTTCGGCAAATTCAATCTTTTTTCTGATTGCGTCAAGGCGAACTCTGTCTGCTCCACCTGTGCGAATCTGCTGAATCTTGTTGACAATCTCTATCAGTTTTTCTTTCAGCTCAGCCTTTTCTTTCTCCATGGACTCCCAATCCTGCTTTGGTGGAAGGGTCTTGTCGAGTTCGGCAAGTCTGATAGGGACCGCATCGAGTTCCTTCTGGACTTCTGTACGCTTGTGCTTGAGGTGGTGAAGAATGGCATCAATGTCTTTCTGTTTGAGGAGTTCAACAAGATAATCATACTTCTCTTCGCCCTTCGTGATGTCTTCGGCTGAAATGTCACCTGCCAACGACTGAAGGAATGCACGCTGATTCTGCCAAGTCATACCAAGGAACAGATTAGGACAGATGCACCACGCAAATGGATCTTCTTGGAAGATGTTGTTAACTACTTTGTCGAAATCTCCGGCGGTAGTCAATTCTCCATCAACATAGTACTTGAAGGTGTTGGTGCATTTATCTCCTTTCCACTTGTCGGTCAGAACTCGTTTGAACGAGATTACATCACCATCTACCAACATAACCAACTCGGATGAATGCTCTATCTCCTTGATAATATTGTGATTCTCATCGAAGGTTTTGATGTCGAGCTGCATGCCGTTGGTATCAGTACCGAATAATGTGTACATGATGGCGTTGCCGATAGTGCTCTTGCCTCTTCCGTTGTCTCCCGAGATAACGGTTAAGTCTTCTCCAAAATCGAAGACTCCGGCACGGATGCCACAGAAATTTTGCAGTTTAAGTGTTTTGAATAGGATTTTCTTCATTTTTATCTTTGTTTAAAGTTTCTTCTTTTTCTCTCAGTTCCTTATCGTATTCCTCGAATGCTCTTGCAGTAGCGTAGGTGAACTGGTCGCTATTACGCATGGCGTTCAAGATAAGGTTTTTGAGGTCTTCGGGCGATGCGTGCATGAATGCGTATGCCTTCGGAATGGTTCTGTCACCCATGAGGACGATGCAACGGAAATGCTTTGCCTCATCCCCCATCTTGTCAACTATATCAAGTACCTTCTTGATATGATTGAAGAAATTCTTTCTGATATTCTTTTTCATGATTTCGTTTTTTAAAAACCTGCCTATCCTCACGGACGAGCAGGAAAAATGATTTTAAAATTATGCGAATAAAAAACTAATCCTTATCTGTTGATCCTAAACCGCTACGAGTGCCGGTTACCTTGCCAAGTTCCAAGTTAGTATCCGGAACGTAAGTGAAGGCACCCTGACAGATGCGTAGGGAATAAGGAATAACGAACTTGAAACCGAGCAGACGCATGATGCGATGCTTTAATCTCCATCTGCCCGACTTGACGATTGCATGGACTTCTTCGCCATAGCCGCAATCAATCAAGCCGAGAATTACATCAAGGTTTGCTCTAACCTTGCCTAGATAGTCGCCATGCAGGAACCAAGAAGGGAAATAAACATCTAGCAACATTCCTTTGCCCGACATACCACTACGTGGATGAATCAGCATCTTCATATTTGAAGGAAGCTGTATCTTGAACCCGAGCGGAACGTAAAAGCGTTTGTTTGGAATTACTTCCGTGTCCTTGCTGCAATGAAGGTCGTAGGCGGCATCCGTCTCATACGCCTTTGTAGGGAAACACCCATGTGTTACCAATTCTACATTGATTTTTGTACCTGATTTACTCATATAATCTATTCTTATAAATGTTTCTGTTCTAAAAGTTTGTCTACTTCCTTCTGATAAAAGGCTATCAACTGATTATACTCGAAGAGTGACCAGTTCTTGTTTTCAGTTCTTGCCCGAGCCTCTATCAAGTCAACCCTCTGTTCGCCAATCTGCTTGATAAGCGCACGGCGATACATCTGAATATTGCCTTGATTGAAAATATTGCAAGCTACACATTGTGGCCGGCAGTTATCTTCGCTGAATCGGGTTGACATGTAACGCCTCGACATGTAATGGCCGTTTTGAATTTCCTTCCAAGGGAAAACCTTGCCGCAACTGATACATCGGCAATAACCTTTATCATCAGAATATTTCAGCCGAATATATTTAGAGAAGACCGCATCTAGCTTATCTCTCAGCTTACTTTTGCTAAGTTCGGCTTTCGCCTTCTTCTTCTCTTGATCCTTCTTGGCTTTATCCCAAGGAGTCTTCTTTATAGGTGTCCTCTTGAGAGGAGTTTTTCTTTTTAAACCCATATTGCTCGTAATTATCATTTGCAGAGTTTGAATACTCGCCCTCGGGCTTTCCTATGTCTGAGGACACATTTTTAATTTTCGAGTTGAGGATATTAATTTTCCTCAGCTTTGACTCGAAGATGCCCAAGGGTGCCCAAGGGTTTCTTTCGAGTTCTCTGTATATTTCGAGAACCTTTCTCCGGTACTTGTGGAGAGTAGGTTCGGATAAATCTATCATAAGCCATTGATTTTGAAGTTTAAGAAAATCCTGCCTATCCTCACGGACGAGCAGAAAAGAGTCAAATCTTTTTAAACAATGTTTGCTGCCGCTGCAGCGAATAATCATACACAACAAACAAATACCTAATAGTCCACCTTAAGGATTCGGACCCAACTTCCCGATTTGATAAGAATGCATTAAGGATTTACACAAAACAGTTTCGGGCGTGCTAACCAATTACACCATCGGCGGATAACGGCATCATGCGCTACCATGAATTTAAGAGCCATGCTCACCGCTTTAGCTATCAGTCATAAAGACTGATGCTCGGGGAACCCCCTTATAATGACTTAACACTATTCGGCTTTACACTTTTCCAATATGTCAAAGAACTTATGTCCAAAAAGGGCAATGGGATTGTTCCGGAAACTGCTATATATAATAAGGTATAAAACGAAAGGTGCCGGTAGAATGCTCGACCACAACATTTCCTTCTGGTTCGTGGCGCATGAATTCAACGCAAACAACTTATATTGCCACTGGGTCTATACCGCCCCACACCTAACGATTTCAAGAAACATTATAACAACAATATTCCAAAACTATGTGGGGGATTCGAGACGAGTTGAACGCCTTTGCTCGGGTTTCCCCGCTCACTCCGAGTGAGCTAGCTCGATTCCCATGTATCACTCCTATGCTCACGCACAAGAGTGAATTGATAGTTTACAAATAAGAAAAAGAAGCTTTCTTAAGCAATCGTTTAACTCTATGCTCACGCATATCCAATTTAAAACGCATTTTGTCTGAATACTAATCTAAAAGTTCAACAGCCAAATATTTCACACATTTATACACTCACTAGTTGTGGCACCTTTACAGGCTCTGCTCCGTAGCGATTCAGAGCACAGGAACGAATGTCCTGAGCCTGTTGGCTATTACTCCGGTAAGCTAGAGCATTGTAGACAGTAGTCTTGCCACAACCAAAAATCTTCATGATTTTAGGAATTTTATCTTTATCAATCAATATTTTTTCTATTTTTACGACTTTATTCATATTATTTTTCGTATATTTGCACCATAAATCTGTTTAGAACGAGTTTTAATCTCGTTTACGGATGCAAAGATACATGTTTGTAGGCAAATACCCAAATATGTAGGCATTTATTTATAGTTAATTTACGTATTTACACATTTATAAACACTAGCAGTATGGAAGGATCAAGAGATAGAATCAACGAGATAAGAGACCATTACAGGCTGTCTAACAGAGGGTTTGCTGAAGCTATCGGGGCAAAACCTGCTGCTACGAACAACTATTTGAACGGCACAAAAGAGCCTTCAATGGAGTTTATAGACAGAATACTGACTACATACGCAGACATACCAGCAGATTGGCTACTTTGTGGCAGAGGCAGTATGTTTTACGATGCAGACAAGCAGACGGACGAAAAACTGCTGAAAGAACTAGCAGAAACAAAAGTAAAGTTGCTAGTACAGGAAGGAGTGGTTAAGGAGTTAAAGCAAATCATCAGCGAGAAGATTGCTGAAAGAGACAAAAGCCTTGTTGGCTGATACGATAAAGGGGAGCCTTCTTTGCGAAGACTCCCCTTATTGTTTTACATCTTGCCTTCGAGGGCATCGAAAGCAGACTGTACGTCCTTATTTAATGTACGTGCGTATCTAGCAGTCTGACGCAAGGTTGTGTGACCAAGCACTCTTGCCACGATATTGATAGGCATTCCTTTTGATAAGAATAAGGTTGCAGCAGTTGCTCTACCCATGTGGGTATGCAGTCTGTCAACTCCAACCATCTGCCCGATCGCCTTCAGATAATCATTATACTTCTGATTCGTCATTCTAGGCAGCTTGAAGTCATACTTCTGTAGTATCTCCAGGGCAGGTTTGAGAAGTTGAAATACGAAATCCGTGTCTGTTTTCGTTCTCTTGGCGTGATAGAACATTTTTCCTCCTATCTCCTCGCAATTGCCATAGCTGAATGATGCAAGGTCAGAGTATGCAAGTCCTGTATAGCATTGGAAGAGGAACAAATCTCTTGCATGGAGAATATGAGGTGTTGAGAGTTCCAGTTTCTTGATGGCAGCAAACTGCTCTTCTGTGACACAATCAACATACTGCTTTTCTCCCTTGCCAATATGAAACGGAAGAAACTTATAAGGATTCTGCTCAATAAGTCCGTCTATCATCGCATCATTGATGAACAACTTGAGATACTTGTGGTAGTCATAGATGGTACATTGAGCCTTATCCTGTCTGTGGAGATACTCATCCATCGCACGCACCTTCGACACATTGCAGTCTTGGAACGACTTTATCTTCCCCCATGTTTTGAGAAATTTGATAAAGACATCGTAGCGTTTCTTGGTATGCTCGCACACCTTACGCTCATTTCGTCTTCTCTCGCAGTACTCGATAAAAGAAGTTCCTTCGTCTTCTCCATTCATCTGTGAGATAACCACATTTAAGTCACAACAGCCTTCCTTAACCATCTTACTGATGATTTCGTTTGCTCTCGCGCGGTATGCCTGTATGATTTCATTTAGTTCATCCGCATCTTTTCTCTTGATAACCGTCTTTGACGCATCAGACCATTGTGCAGTTGTCACTTTTACGCCTGTGGAAAAGTACTTCCTTTGACGCTTGGCACAAAAGCATAATTCTACCGAAACTTCATGTTTTGAGGTCGCTCGCTTCAAACGATTGTGAATAATACTTAAATTAATTTTTGCCATTTTGATAAAACATTTTTTACAAGGTGATAACACATTGATAACACACCTTCCGATTCAACAATTTGCGTGAATAATACAAACCGCTGTGATTCAGATAATTATCCCCAAAATGCGTTTAAACCAGTTTTAAACCAGTCTAGAAAATCAATCTTTATGACATATCTCTTTAAAAAACAAAAAGCAATCTATATAAGTATCTGTTATTCAATACATTATATAGACTACTTATTTGATTTTTTCTTGACTAAACGTTGCGTTTTTACGCCTAAAAAGTGATTCCGTTGGGGTCACAACCAATTTCTCACAAATCTGTCTATATCAGCCACTTATCTTTCGGGTGCAAAGATAGTGATAACATTTTTATAAAACAAATTTTTAATTACTTTTTAACTATATTTTGCAAAAGCTGAAATTTGGCGGTTTCAAATGTTTTTCTTACTTTTGCACTCGTCAATGTGGTGGTTGATATAAGACTTCGATATTCAACCTGTATTCAATAGGTTTAATATAAATCACGAAATCCCTAGGTCGGCGCCACACGACTTGGGGATTTTTATTTTCCCCGAGTTTTTGGCTAGACATACGAGGTTTCATCAGTATCGTCCTCTTCGGTTTACCTGCCGATATATAAAACGACCCTAACTTAGATAGATATATCCCTCCAGTCCTGCTCTGAGCAACCAACCTCAACAGGCAACGCACGACCGAAAGGTAATCCACTGGGACGAAGAAGGCTCGCGGAATGGCTTTTCTATACCTAGGTAAGACTTCTGATATTTGGTACTCTTTGAGTAGGTAAATATATAAATTATATAAAACCAAATTTCAAGTCGGTCAATCCTCGCTTCCTAGTGGAGTGCGGAAAAGGTTGGGGTGTGCCCTTAAATGAAAGTCGAACTAAAAATTATGGATTATGAAGAAGATTAAATGGAAAGTGATGTTGTTTGTAGCTTGGCTGCTCTCAACGCTTATGATTCTCAGCCTAAGTCTTAGGGCAGTTAGCAAGGCAGACACTATCTTGAACCTTGTAGGAGTGCTAGGCTTTGTCCTATGGATATTGTTCTCAATCGCGACAAATTGTTTAATGTTCAAAAATAAAAAAGACAATGAAAAGAAAGATTAATCAATTGTGTTTGTTTATGCTGCTTGGTGCAGCGTTGTTTTCAACTACTTCCTGTAGCGAGCGTGTGGATGCTGGCTCTGAGGGAATCTTGGTAAACCTCTATGGTTCCGACAAAGGCGTAGATGATGTAAGTCTTGTTACCGGTCGTGTGTGGTACAATCCTTTCACCGAGGAGGTGTACGAGTACCCTACCTATGTGCAGACTATTGACTATCCGGCATTCACCATCAATGCCAAGGATGGCTCAGAATTCACAGTGGATCCTACGGTCTCTCTCAAAATGGTGGATGGTAATGCTCCAAAGGTATTCAAGAAGTACCGAAAGGAGTTGAAGGACATTGTGAATGGTACTTTGTTCAACTACGTGAAAGATGCCTTCCGCATTCAGCTGAACAAATACACAACCGACCAAATCGTCAGCAATCGTGATTTGGTGGAGAGAGCTATTGAGGCTCAACTCAGCAAGGCTCTCGCCAAAGAGCATTTCCATTTGGAACAGCTTACTTCTGGCTTGAAATATCCAAATTCGATAGTTGAGGCGGTCAATCAGAAAAACAAGGCTATTCAGGAGGCTCAGAGAGCACTCAACGAGGTGGCAGTAAAGAAGGCTGAGGCTGAGAAGATGCTTGTGCAAGCAAAGGCTGAGCGAGAGGCGAATGAGTTGAAGACTGCATCGCTTACTCCGGCTATCTTGCGGAAGATGTGGATTGAGAAGTGGGATGGTAAGTTGCCTGTATATGGTAATGTTCCACAAATGATGATGGTTAAATAAACTAATTGCCCTCTCTTCGGAGGGGGCTTTTTGATTATAGCGTATGAAAGAAGAAGATTTAAATAAAGCTATTCAGCTGAAGGAACTACTTGATAGTGAAAGAAAACTTTTGCAGTTTGCAAATCACCCGTCTGTGGATTTAAGAGTTAATCTTGAAGAAAGGTGCGACCACGGACATATTCTTAACATAGATTACCTTCTCAGTAATGATACTGTCAAAGGACTGAGAGCGATGGTTATCGCCAACATCGAGAGGAGAATTAATGACTTACAGGAAGAATTAGAAAAATTATAGATTATGGCAGTAGTAAATGTAGATTTATCTGAGTACGATGCTATACGTAAGCGCAACTCAGAGTTGGAAGAGCAAGTTAAGGAACTTAAGAAGTTAAATGAGTCCTTGAAAGGTGGATCAAAGGTGATTCTTCGCAAGGAGACAGTTGTAGAATATTATGAAAATGCAGAAAACCCATATCGGCAAGTTCGTGGAATTGGAGGATTAGGAGAAATATGTAAACCTAGAAATGTTAGACGTACCATCGAATCTTCTGAATCTTTCGTTAACTTCGAGGACGTTCGCTTGAAAGTCGAACAGGCTATGCGAGATGAGGTTAATCGTAGCATCCACGACAGAGACCTAGAAAAACAAGCCTATGCCGAAAAGAAGAATAAGCTTGACAACGAGTACAGCGGAAGGAAGGCAGAACTCAAGAAGGTGTACGAAAAGAAGACAAAGGACTTGGAAGAGGAGTATCATCGCAAGGAGTGTGATTTCAAATCAGAAAAACTTCGCATTCTGAATCTGCTCCCTAATATACGGAAATTGGCAGAAGAGTTGCATGATGATTTGAACAATCGATTTTTCAAACCTAAGCATGCTATCGAGTTGGCTAATTCTATCATCAATACAACGACAGAGAAGTTGTAGGCTTATGGGAAGTTTTATAAAAGAGCGTCTTATTTTTGCATACTGCTGGACGCATTCGACAGGTAGATGTAAGGATTGCACTTGTTGCTACACCTTCAAGAAATGTAAGGACTTCGTAAATTCTTTTTGGAAGATACACCGCTACAGGCATTATCACAAGCCAAAAGCGAAATATCCAACTACGCTTGCTGAGTTCAGAAAAAGAGTTCGTAATATTAAAGATATGGCTAAACTTCAAGAACGTAAAAGATTGGCGTATCTGAAAGCAAGACAGTGGGGATATTAAAACATGGACAGACTGATAAAGGTAATGGATAAGTACTTGAAGGAAGCTGCCGATTATTGGGGTAAGAAGAAAGCTAAAGAGTTGATAGAAAAAACTATCCGTTTTACAAAAGCTACAGATGATGACTACATACAAGGAAATGTAAAAAACTACATCATAAACACATTGCAGGTAGCTTTGGAAGAACTCTCTAGGTCAGACTCGGATACGTCATTATGGCACGACCTAAAAGAAGATAAGCCACCATTAAGAAAGTGGGTGATGTTCCGATATAGTGGAGGTGGTTTAAATCCTACGGCTCCTCATTATGGAGCAATGAGTGATGACGTATGGCTTGTCACTGGAGAAGACGGAACACAGCGTATTGAAACTCTGTACGAGTGCTACGATAAGATAGAGCGGTTTGACTTTAATGAACTGAAATAATTTATGAAGAAGGAAGATAGAATCAAAGTTTGGGAGAAATACGACCATCATTGCGCATACTGCGGAAAAGAAATAAAGTTCGAAGATATGCAAGTAGACCATTTCGTTCCTAAGAATCGTGGAGGTTACCCTCGTTGGAGTGATAAGGAAGGTAAGTATGTCGTTTCTCATGGTGAGGATAGTATGGAGAATTACATGCCTTCTTGCCGCGCCTGTAACTTTAGAAAGCGGGATATGAATATCGAACAATTCCGTGAATCTATAAGAGAACAGGCTGAAGGTTTGCTTAGAGGTGCTGCAAAGTTTCAAGTAAGTATGAGTATCGCTTATGGTCTGCTTACTCCTTCTTTCAATAAGCCTATCGTATTCTATTTTGAGGAATGTATAAATTACAAAGATAGACTTACGAAATACATTCAAGGAAGGCTGTCAGAATTATTAAATGTTGACGATTGTGAACCAAACAAGTCAGCGTTAACTAATCTGTTGTGGTTTCTTGATAAGGTAACCAGTAATGAAGTGATTGTCGCAAAGCTTAAAATAATGTCTGATGCAGACACGAAACGAAAGAAATACCTTTCTAGGTATGATGGTAACGAATCGTTATACGATGATGAATATTCCAAGGCGGTAAGCACTATCGCCAAGGAGTGCTTGAAGTATTTACAGAACAAAAAAGAAGTAGCGTATGACTAGTATTGGAAAAGCTAAAAAGCAAATGAAGAAAGCTCGTCCGTATTGGGACGAGTCAAGGTTACAGGTTTAGGCGCAAGGCTAAGATTTCATTCTTTCCAAGAGGTTATTGTTTATGGTATAGTTTTGTTAATATGGATGGGAGAATACATAGTTTCTTTCCTATCCGGATAAAATCAAAAAGAAAGCGAGGTAAGCATGAGAAGACTACTCTGTAAGAAAGTGTATAAGGTGGAACGTCTTTGGTGTTATAGCAGATACTATACTGCCAATATCACAGGATTGTTGTACGTGGAAACGAGAAAATTCTTGTGGTGGGAATTATCACCAATCCTATACATAGAAGTAAAAGTTCCATATATAGACGAACCATTTTACGATGGTGAGTATGGTACGAATAATCGCCTTTCATCCCTCGAAGTCCAAATGAGGGCAGAAATGGAAGTTGTCAAAGATAAATTCCAAAGAAGATTAGACAGACTTATCAAACTGAAAAGCAGAGCCTAGTGCCCTGCTTTTCCCTTATCTTCACGTTCTCGTTTCTCGGCTATAGCCTGTCTGATCCATTCGCCTTTGTTGCGTCTTAGGGATTCGCAAAACTCAAACGTTTCTTTGTTTACATGCGTCACAACCCTGTAGGTGAGGGCAGCTGCGCCCTTTCTCGGTGCTCCGGCTCGCTCTCTGCGACCACCCCACCCTGGATGCTGACTGACCTTGCATTGCTGAACCTTGCCCTTGCTATTGATGCGGAACTTCATTTTCAGCCGGTCCTTTACCCAAACTTCAGCAATTACCGCATCGGGCGTCTGCTGAAGGGTAGATTTGGCGATGCCGATAAGATAGGCTTTATCCTTGAAGAAGGTCTCTGTCTCATCGAGTATCGCCCAATCATCGTAGATTATGATTCTTGCCCTTTCCATATTCTCAACCTAATATTGCCATCAGTATCGCGAAGATGAAGATGAAGAGCACGAACCATTCCTGTTTACTCATGGCTTACCCCCTTTCTTCTTCTCTTGCGATGATAAATTTGAAGTGCTTTCACAACTCTGTGGTCTTCTTTCCAACCAAAAGAAGTTTTAATCACTCGTTTCAGCCAATACATATTTTTACCCTTGTCGGGTCCGAGAAGTATCTTCTTTACAAATCTTGCTTTCATTGCTTACCTCCTTTCTTCTGATAGGCTCGAACCCTACAGATAGCCTTTGTGATTCTGTGGTCTTTGCCTAAGCCATAAGCATAAACCATGATTCGTGGTCTCCAAAAACAGTTTTTCTTTCTACAAAGTATCTTCTTCGCCTGTCGTAATTTCATTTCTCACCTCCTTTCTTATCGAATTTATTGCCAACAGCTTTCAGTTGCCTATTACGTAACATTCTCCCCATAGTATTTCCTGGGTAGAGAACAGGGTATTCTGTATCGGCCAAACTAAAACCAGTGTTGCCTTGATTCCAAACCACCTCGAAGATGCTGCCTGTCTTTTTACATCTGAGCAAATCATGCTCATAGACAGGTGTTCCGTTACAATCACATGAACCTGTAAATTGGCAGAGGGTGTTTGTGTCAATCAAATATGAGTTTATTACGCCAGGTTCTTTGTGGTTAGAAAAAACTTCGCTATTTCTGATAATAGGGGAACAATCAACCCACGCACCTGTTCTTACTCGTATTGCCTTGAAATGGATTTCGCTCATTTCTCCCCTCCTTCCCCGATTACTCCTATCGGTTTGATGTCGTTCACACTTTCATCCTCGGTGAAGAAGGAAACCTTCGTCATGTCGCTCACGTAGGCCATGGCCACAACATCTTCATGGGCGTTCTTGATGATGCAGATGTCTCCTCTTACCTCGTTCTGCATTTTCAGATACTTCACGGCTGCATCCTTCACCGCCAAAGGATTCATTTTCTTTGTTATCGTCTCCCCCGACTGAGGGAAGACGAAGATAAATTCTTGCTTATTCATATTCTTAAAAATCAAATAATTCTAGTTGTACATATCTCTTCTCCGGGAGTAGATTTTCTATTTCCTTCAGTATCTTAGCTCCGCTCTTGCAAACAGAACTATTCCGGTTGCGCTCTTGCTCTATCTGTACGTTAAGCCAATGCTTTACCCAATTCAAAGCATGCTCAATGGCATCTTCCTGTGTCTTGAACCGATTCGTGTTGCTGAGGTCAGTTCCAGACGCCCCTCCTCTATCTGCTAGCATGTACGTCACACCATACGTCCACTTTCCTCTAACATAAGCTGTGGATATTTCGATATGCGGGATTCCGCTGCCGATTTCTGTCTTGTCAGGATTCGTGCATACACCGAACTCGTTGAATAGAAATTTCTTTATCATTATTCTACTTCTTTTTCTGTTATTAAAAGCTGCTCCCAAATATACTCGTTCTTTAGGGTAATCCCGAAGAGGGTTGGATGGTCCTCAGAAACCTCATACTCACCGCTAAAGGCTTGCTCGTATGATTCCAATACCTTCTGCTTTTTATCTGCAAACATTTCCTTTGCCTTTGTTTTGGTGGTATAAACTCCCAAAACATTTACCTCTGTGTCGCTATCGTTGCCATAGAGTTCGGTAAATACAAATACTTTCTGTTTCTTCATCTTACTCGCCCTCCTTCTTTTCTGCATCAAACGAAACAATTTCCAACTCGCCTGTGCCTTCCAAAGCGCCACTATCGTATATTTCTCTTACGCGCCTTTCAGCGTATTCCTGGGAATCGGCAGAAAATTCCACCTTGTAGGTGATTTTCTCTACGATTTCTACTACATACCTTTTCATAATCAAATCCTTTCTTTAAAAATTAATACTTGGTGGGCGGATGGTACGTTGCAACCATCTGTAGCGGCTTGAATACCGCATTCGCCCTATATATATAGCAACAACAACTTCTATTTTATCTTCTCAAGACAAGTGCTCTTGTCTACGCTTACATATCCTCTACAATATCTTCAAAATTCTTCTTCTTAATTTCCATGGAAATCAGACTGCTTATGTCTAGAACTTTCGTTTCCCCGTACTCTCCTCCGGACGTATCGTGAATATAGATGCAGAAACTATCTATCTCGTATCTGTCGCTATTGAACAGAGTATAGCTTGATGCAGGAAAGCGGAAAATGATTCTGCTCCAATCCTTTTTATCCAACAGAGTTCTAACAACTGAATTAATCATACTCAAAATGGTTTATGAGGGAGATTTCTCTCCCTCGGGTTAAACTTACTCCTTCAACAGACTTTCTACAAGTTCTTCCTTTGTTGCGAAGACGTCTGTGGCCTTGGTGTATGCATTATCATATTTTAATAAAAGTCTGCAACACTCCTTGTCTTTGCTGTCTTCAAGGATGACGCGAATAATCGTCTTCTCAGCTATCTTGTTATCACGCATAATGAAAACCTGCTGACCAACATAGAAGTCGGTTTTAAGATTTGTCTTTGCCCGTTCCTGTACTTCCCAATCAGACGATAATTCCATACATGCGTACACTTCCTTACCTTTTGAGAGGTCTTCGGTGATGTGCTCGAAGATTTCCTGTTCTGCAGGCTCTCGCTCTTCTCCGGTCTCTTCATCATCGATGGTGTAAATACTATATTCCAAACCTTCCTTGTCTACAAGTTTAAGTCCGGCTGCCTGTGCCTTTACTACGTCTTGTATGGTGTTGATCTCAACGCCTACCATGTTTGTACTAATCTTAACTGCCTCAGTTGTCTTCATAATTTTATCTCCTATAATTGTTTGTAACAATGAATTGAATTAATACTATCAATATCTATAAATTTCTTGCCATCACTAAAATTTATGATGATGGCATTTAAAAAATGTTCATAGATGAAATTATGGCCGAGGTATGGTCGTACCATTGTTGTTTCGTTTTGTCCGTTAATAAGAACAACAATACGTTCGTTATTCTGTTCGCTAAACTCAGCTGCGAAAGCAACAGCTTGTTTTACTAATTTCGGATTCATATCTTATTCTTTGAATTTGTTGTTGTTAACCATTCTGGCAGCACAAGTTCTGCCGATAATCTCGTCTATCTTTGCTTGCTGCTGATAATCTGTGCAGTCGGCAAAGTTCTCCTGTTCCTCGTAGAAACGTGCTGCATTCTTCAGCTCATGGAGAGTTGCTCGGGTGTAGTCCCTGTTAGGATCAGCTTGCCTAAGGTTCTCACATGTCTTGCAATACTCGATGAAGTCTACAAGCAAAGATTTCTCCTCGCTCTTGCTCTGCTGCATTCCGGCTCCCATAAGAGGTAGGGCAACTATCGTTGCCGCTACCAAAACTGTCTTAATTCTCTTCTTCATATTACTCGTCCTCCATGTCTTTTGCTGCTCTCAGTCTGTAGCCTGTAAGGCTGCCAACCAAGAAGATTAATACATAAATTGTGATGTCCATAACTTAACCCTTTCTTAATATCTTAAAATCTTTTTGATTACTGCGGCTGCGAGAACACCGTTAGCGGTTACAGGTCTCGGCTCTGTTATGCTTTCTGCCCATGCTGCACCGCCAAAATACCAATGGTCTCTCCTCCATTCCTCACAAAACTTCTCGGCCTCCCAACGTGTAGGAAACTCCTTTTTTCTCATTTCCGAGTGCGGTCTGCTGCCATACTCGCAATGTGCTACGTGATGTACTTTCATATCAATTTCCTTTCTTTTAATTGTTATGAATTATAAAAATTAATAGGCTCATAATCTCTGTTTCTGCAATCGTTTCCTTCCTCATGATAAGGGCATTTATTGTCTTTCTTATAGTAACTGCCAAGGCGGTTATTCATAGCCATACTGGATACTACAAGTCGATTGCATTTGCCATTTCTGAATGCAAATCTGCAAGATAAACAAATATTCTTTTCCATTTCTGTTTCTTTATTAATTGATTTAACTTGTGCGGTCTCACGGCTTGAACGTGATGTGCTCCTCTATTCGCTGACCGCTCCATGTTACTTATTGCCAAAGTAGAAGATTCTGATAAGCTGATAGAATTGTTTCTTGTCGCAAAGGTGGAGGAGGTCTTCCAAAATGTATTTCTTGCATTCCTTTGTGCCTTCCCTGAAGGTCTCTTGCATCTGTGCTGCGGTCTGGTAGCCGCATTTAAGCCAATACAAGAAGATGGCTCCTAAACTCTCATAGTCATTGTTCCTATCATAGAACTTCTTCTGCTGCTCGTAAGTCTTGTTCTTTCTCATATTCTTATCGTTTTAATAGTTCAACTTTGCTTTAATCTCTTTAAACTCCTTCAATCGCTTGTGCGTTACAGGAGTATCATCGTGGCTTGAAATACATTCCTCTAGAAGGATTATTCTATCGTTAATAGCTGATGTAATATTATATATTTCACCGCCTGTAAGTGTTATTGTCTTTTCCATATTCGTTTATTTTAATCTTGTTGTTTGGTACTTATGGAATACTTTTTCCTCGGGAAGGATTTCACTTAGCTTTATATACTTCGTGAAAATGTCGTCGTACATATCCCTGTCACGTCCTTTGTACTTGTAGCCTAACTCCTTTATCTGTTTCTTGATTTCCTTCACACGATTATCACTGCATATCTTACAGGAAATCGGTTCAGCTTTCACTCCTCCTTCAGCGGGTATTGAAACTCTACTGAACTCTACGATATTATTTGCCATAACTCTTAACTTTAATAATTATTCTTTCCACCGATCGGAAACGTCACTTCTCTTAAGATGTCTCATTTCCAAAAACTCTTTGAGGGTGCTGCAGCAAGTATTCATAGAATAGCAATCACCCTTCAGTATTACGTGTACTTCCTTAGCCATAGTCTTGAATTTTTAAGCGTGGGGAGGGGCGTACGCCCCGTGGGGGCGCTGCCCCCTTATCTCCCCACATTGTTACTTACTCATTTCATACACCCAAAGTCTCCCTTCATGATAGCAGGCATAATGTTCTGCTTGCCATCTTTCATTGAATTGAGCGATAATCTTTGGCTCTTTCTCGGGTTCTGAGAATTCCTGTACCACGATATACGTCTTCATGCCCCTGTTTTCTTCGTCTTTGAATACTCCAAAGTACTCTTCATAGTCTCTGAACACAAGAACCTGAACTTCCTTTCCTTTGTACGTTACAGGAAACTTCCCGATAAACCCGTTGTCTCCCCAATACTCTTTGATATACTCGTCACTATCCTCGTATATACAAGGCATTATGGTTCTTTCTTCATCGATTTCGAACTTGTTGCCCTTGTGATAAATCAGGCTACAAGCGATATAATCTGCCAGCTTTGCCATAGTCTTATGTTTTGCAGGGGCTATTGCAGCCCCCAGTTGTTACTATTGTTTAAACACTCCCCAAAGTTCCTTTTTCTTACCTTTGGAGATATTGAAGATGAGTGTATGTACATCTTTCTGTAAGTCTGAGTGCCATACGTCTGTTGTTTCGATGTACTCGCAGTCACTGGAAATCTCTTTTGCTTCTTCATCGTCTTCGTACTCGGATGGGTCATCCTCGTATTCGGATGGTGCGAAATCGTAACCGCCATCTTTAAGGCTGAATACTTCTTCCATATAATACTTTGCCATAATTGTTGCTGTTAAAAAGTGCAGGTGTACGTTTGCGCCCAACGTCTGCAAGTCTTATGCAGCCTAACTCCCTTCGTTTAACGTCCGTGGGTTGACGTGTTTCAATGTTTCTCTAGTCTAACACGACTAGCGTTTTTACATCTTGCGTGATGAGTGTTTGAGACTTCTTTGTCTTGTTGCTTTGAGAGTTGCAACTAACTCGGTTGCATTTTCCGTTGATGTTTGAAGAGTTCTATCTCTCTGACTTTCCCGACTAATCTGTATTTTTATAGAGGCAGTTAAACGTGAAGTTCTAAACGTGTCATCGTTCCTCTAAAATCAAACCAACTTGATTCAGAGTGCAAATGTAATGCCTTATTGTTACACTACAAAATTTTTAGGTAGTATTTTAACACTTCAAGCCTACATTTTAACACAATTAACATAATATTACACGAAAATCAACTAATTAGTGTTTTGATATTACTTTTCTTAAAAAAAATTTGGTAGTATCAAAATATTTATGTAACTTTGCAGCCGATATTATAACATTACATTGTATATTTATGGATATAGCTAAGATAATAAAACGAAAGGGGTTTACACAAAAACAAGTGTCTGACGCCCTCGGCATTAATAGGGTAAACCTAAATAATATGATTAATGGCAACCCAACGTATAAGACTATGCGTCAAGTTGCTGACGTGATAGGTGCGAACGTAAGTGAGTTCTTCGAGGATGAAGTAAAGAGACCTAACGAGGACTTTGCGTCTTATATCCGCTACAAGGGCATCCATTATACTGCCGATACATTGGCGGAGTTCTTCGAGCAAGTTGATGAGTTAAAGATTATAGTAAAATGAAAAAGTATTGGTTGGTATGGGTGCTCTTAACCCTCATCGGTGGTGCAATTTGTTGGGCTTTCCTCGGTGAAGTAGAAGAAAACGGGCGTGCTTACGTTTTAGCAGGTGCGTTGAAAGTCGTATTGTACCTGGTATGTATAATCGTCTTCTTAGCTTTCAGTATTTTCTGTTTCTCGGATAAAGCCATGCCTAAGAAACTTGGTTCGTGGCTTAAAAAACAGAATAAGGTTGTCGGTTATGCGTTTTTCGGCTTGTGGATAGCGATATATCTATGTATCGTCATGAGTGGTTACAGGTTTGTCAGTTGGTGCTCTGACGGACTGGATAATTATCAATTCCAAAAGAAGTTTGAGCACAAGTACAGAGTTGACCTCTAGGGCGTCAGCCCCACAGGGCATGGGGAGGGCGCTTGCGCCCGTGGGGGCGCTGCCCCCCTATCTCCCCCGAGGATTCTCCACTCTCACCCATAAGAGGTAGGAACACACACAAGAGAGAGAACAGAGAGAGTACAGGGAGAGAAAACAATTTCCCTAACCAGGAAAAAATATTTTCCCGACCAGAAAAATAAAAACCGCCTAAATCATCTTCTAAAAGCCTTAATTCCAGATGAGCGCATTATCTTGCGCAAAACCATGAAAGCTACGAAAAACCCACAAAACCGGCTCTAATCTGCTTGCAAATGGCTCTTAAACGGCTCAAAACTCACGAATTTGGGAGAAATCCCGACCAACTGCCAGAAAATCGCAAAAATCGCAAGAAATGAGCGACTTTAGCGTTGATTGGGGGTGAAAACTATTCAAGAAGGCTGAATACGACTAGTTAAAGTTTGCTAACGAACTCCTTTCGTGCGTGCGTACCTATTAATGCAAAACCCCTTTTTTGTTTGCAAAGAATCTTATTTTATGAAATAAGAACTTTCTTTACATATAACTTTTATTCTCCCTTGGGAATGACTGAGACTAACTTGCTTATAATTAAACACTTGTCTTTTCTTTACAATAATCACGTATGTTTACAAAATGGGCCTTCTAGAGGGCGAAGAGGGAGGAGAATAAGGGTGAGTTGCGCCCCGAGAAAGAAATTGGTGGAATTTTGGCGATTTTGAGTGAGGTTGGAACACGGCAAAACGAACCTTCAAATATTATATATTTGCCCTCGAAACATCAAATAATTGCAATTATGACGGAAATATTATCAAAAATCCCAAAGCATTTGACCTCTTGCCCTGTTCTCGGGGATAAGAAAGAATGGGTCTTAGGTGCTGCATCCTTGGCGCTTGGCGTTGGCTCCTCTCTCTTCGGTGCCAACAAGGCCAAGAAGGCAGCTAGAAGGGCGCAAGCGGAGAACACGTACAGAACGAACGCTGAGAAGGCTTGGTACGATAAGAACTACAACACAGACTACCTTGACACGAAAGCAGGGCAGAACCTTATCAGAAGGGCGAAGGAGGTACAGGACGAATACGTCCGCAAGGCTGATGGTGCTGCTGCCGTTGGCGGTGGAACTGCTGCAAGCGTGGCGATGGCGAAGGAGGCAGCAAACAGGGCTATGGGCGACACGATAGCCAACGTAGCGGCACAGGACACGGCACGCAAGCAACATGTGGAGGATGCTCATCTTCAGAACACTCAGCAGTTGTCCAGAGAACGTCAGCAAATCGAGCAGCAGAAGACGCAAGCCACTAGCGATGCGGCTCAAAATGCGTCAAATGCTATGTTCAATTTCGGTGTGAACCAATTGGGGTCAGAACTCGAAGGTGCTAAAGGAGTGAAAACCAACACTTTAGGCTCAAACGGAAAGCCAATTGATAACACAATTGTAACACAACAAGACCGAACCGCTCATTCTGCTGCAAGCGACCACTTGGCTGAGAGCATGATGACTCCTGAGGAGAAGAACCAATACCGCTTGAAGAAGGCAGTTGGCTTGTCGGGGCTTGGGTAGCAGCTAGAAGGTGGAGCGGACGAGAGGCAGACAAAGCGGACGAGGTACAACAGGCGACCCCAAGACCCCCACCCCCTTTGACCACCGTTGCAAATTATAGTAGAATAATACAAATAAAGAAATTCCGCCTCCCCCCACCCCCTTTTTCCGGATTTCGGTTTTCCGATTTTCCCCACCCCTGAATTTTCGGGAAGTGTTAAAATGATTAAACATAAATAATATGGAAGTAAAGATAGGAAAAGGTCTTTTGTCTCAGACAGAAAAGCCATTCGAGTCTAGCAATAATAAGATAACGCCAGATGATTTAAAGGAGTTTCTGAAAGAAATGGACGAGCAGTATAACCATAGAGTAAATACTGGAAGAGAGTATTGTGCTCGGTTGGTATGCAAGGATGGAAAAGTCCGAAATGTGCAAGTGGAAGAAAGCAAGAAAGAATCTGAGGAGTGGGGTTCTGGATTCTGCTATTGCAAAGAGACAGATAACGGCATTATTCCTGCATCATACCACGATATTATAAACCTGTTTTTAAAACATAAAACAAAATAGATTATGAAATTTGAAGAAGCAAAGAAGATATTGAAGAAAGAAGGTTTCTACGTAGAAAAAGCTACTAGACCTTGTGCTATTAGCAAATTGTTTATCGAATACGAGGATCCTACTGTATGTGAAGCCATGCAGGCTGTTAATTCTGCCGGTTATTCCATCTGTATGGAAATGAGCTGCTTTGATGAGCGCAAGGCTCGCTTGAAGAAGGAGTACGAAGAGAATACCAAGGCTCCCGGTTCTTCTGAAAATCGCATCAAGGAAGATTCTGGCGTGAACCCTGCTCTTGAAGAATCAGCCTCCCGGTTCAACGATGCCTTGCTGGATGAGCAGGCGAAGAAGATCAAGCGTCTCGGCAAGGAGATTTCCCGACTCAATGGCATCATCCATGACAAGAACGAGGAGATTAAGCGCAAGACCAAGGGTTGTTGCGAGTTGGCTGCAGAGAATGCTGGTTTGAAGGAAGATCTTAGAAATACTGAATCATTGTTGCATGACACAAGGGAAGCCAATTCCAGAAACCTTGATACGTGTTTCAAGAATGAGGACTTAATCGATGAATTAAAGAAGAAGCTGGCTGAAAAGACAAAATTGGCAAAGAAATATGCCAAAGAACTTTCCGATTCTTCTTTAGACTTGTGCAAGTTGGAGAAGCAGTTGGAAGATAAGAACGCTGTTTTGTCTGACGTTGCAGAGGAACTTCGCCTTGCAAAGATTCGTGAGAAGAATCTTGCCGAGTTAGGTCTGAAATATATTGGGGAGAATGAGAAGCTGAAAAAGGAGCTTGCCGACAAGGTTGCTGGCAAGATTGACGCTCAGGCTTTGAAGAGTGCCGAGAGTGCTCTCGCTTGCAAAGAGAAGGTGATCGCAGGGAAGGACGAGGTGATTGCAGACTTGGGCAAGGAGCTGAAGGCTGCCAAGAAGGAGCTGGAGGAGAAGACCAAGCTGGTCAAGACGGTTCGTAAATACTCTAAGGCGTATTGTGAATACGGTATTGAAGCTGTAAAGATGATTCGGAAGATGGCAAAGGTTATTGTCAGTGAAGGACCAGTCTCCCCAAAAGACTTCAAAGAATACCGTCGCTTAGCGAATGGTTACAGATTCAACCCTCAGCTGCCTGATTTTAGCGAGGAAGAGGAGAAGAAACTTTCTCCTGGCAGAAATACTCATCCTACTGAGGATAACCCCGAGGAAATCGATATTGAAAAAGCCGTCAAGATTGTACGTAAGGCTATGAAGGAAGGTCACACGGTTACTATAGATTATAACGATTAGCGTATGGCAGCAAACAATAATCAGAATACGCAGCAGCCTAGGAAGAAGCCGGTAACTATCGGCGGCTATCCTGAGGCTGTGCATGACCTGATGAGGGCGAAATATCCCGATTATGATCAGGTGATGAATGGAGGCAACGGAGGGGCCGCTGGGGTAAATGGCGGCGCCGGCGTTAACTTCTTCGGGAATGGGGGCGGTGCTACCGGTAAGTTTGAGGTCCAGCCTGTCCAGACTGGCGCAGCACCTGTTACAGACTTCACCCGGATGCCTAAGCAGGAAGAGTTCGTTCCGCAGGGAAGCGGTAATGCTAACCCTGCCTTGGGACCAGTACAGACTCCTTATATGGGCGATGCAGCAGAAAATACTCCCCAGCCCCAGAGCAACTTTGAGGGAATTCCGCAGCCTTCTGCTGGTTGGAATGCTGGCGGAACACCTCGCTATGATACCCTTTCTACTGCTCTGGGCGGCTTTCAGATGCCACAGGAACAGCAGGTTCCAGAGTTTGAGGCTGACCCTAAACAGAGGGATGGCGGTTTTTTCAGCTGGCTTGGCAAGGCTATGCCGAAAAGCAGGCCGGGAATGCGTGAGGGCGAGACTCCAGATGAGTATGACCGCCGGATCACTGCCAACCGTGAGAATATCGCTGCCTTTGCTGATGCTCTTCGCCACATGGGAAACATCATCAACACTTCGAAGGGTGCGCCTCTGCAGGTGTTCAACGACCCTACGGCCATGATGGAACAGGGTTACCAGAACCGCAAGGCTCAGAGACAGAAACAGGCTGCCCTTGATGCGGATGCTGCCTATAAGCAGGCAAATCTCGACCTGGATAACCGAAAAGCACAGGCTGATCAGGTTTATAAGGAGTATCTTATGGGGCTTCGCGGTGAGGGTAATCAGCTTGCCAAGGATAAGTTTGAGTACCGGAAGGGTAAGGATGCGGCAGCTGACCAGTATAAGAAGGATAAGGATAAGCGTGACTTCGAGTATAAGAAGGGGCGTGACAAGGTGAAGGATGAGCAGGCTAGGCAGCGTCTGGCTATCCAGCAGTATAACGCGACCCATAAGGGGCGTGGCGGCGGTGGACGGTCAGGCAGGAGCGGTAGCGGCTCGGGTGCCAAGTACTGGTTTGAGGATAAGAACGGCAAGATGCGCTATCAGCCTAACAGGACCATGTGGGAACAGGAGTACTACCGTGAATATGGCAAACTTCCTCAAGGCGAGACATCTACTTCTACCAGTACAAAGGCCATCAATCCGAAGACTGGCGCAGAGGTAACGACCACCACAAGGAGAAAAGGCGCATCTGTTACCAGTCAGGCAGCAGCTTTGCAGAATGCGGCTAGGAATGCGAGAAACAGACCAAAGCCTGCCGGCAAGTCGAAGAACGGCTATAAGAACACAAAGAAACTTGGATTATAAACATTAATATATAATATATGGCTGGAGATAAATTTGACCAACTTTATAACGCCTTGAAAGCAGATGGCGCAGTATCGGGAACCAGAGAACATTTCAGACAGTTCGTGTATGCGCCTGGCAATCAGGGCTATCATAACAGAAAGCAGCTCTATGATGCGCTACACGCTGATGGTGCTGTTTCCAGTAATTCGTATGAGGAGTTTGCGCAGCGGCTTGGATTGCATGCAGTAAATCCGAAGCCTCAGCAGCAGAAGCCAGTTCAGCCTGTCAGGAAGCAGACTATGAAGCAGAGAGCGCAGGAAGTCGCAGCTCAGTATCAGAAGCCAAGGCAGCAGAAGGTCCAACAGCCGGGAACGGCACCTGCTTCTGGTACAGACTACATGCAGAACTGGCGGTTGATGCACATGCGCAACGGCCAAATGAACCCGATGCAGCAGGCTCAGGCTAGCAATGCGCGAGCACGCATGCAAAGAGCACAAGAGCAGTCTGCACGTCAGGAGCAGCAGAGAGCTACCCCTATCAGCAGAAGCAGAATAACCCCTACTGCCAAGAACTTCAACGAAACGATGCAGCAGCTTTCTACTCCTGAGGCTAAACAGGCTAGAGCCAAGCAGCAGAGAGAGGATGATGCAAGAACTCTTGCCCAGTATGAGGTGGAGGGCAGCAAGTTCGTAAGAAATGACGGACAGACCAAAGGTATTTTGGGTAATGATCTTATCGAACTTGTAGATTCTTCTGTAAACGAGGCGCAGGAGCTGACACGTCAGCAGTATCAGCAGAACCTTGACAAGATGGGCGGCATCTATGCGCCTCAGTCGGTAAAGGAACAGGCTTTCCGTGATGCCCAGACGCAGGAACAGGTGAACCGTCAGAACGTTCTGATGAACAATCTCAGCAAGAAAATCGGCGAGATTTATTCGCAGAAGGGAATGCAGCGCCATATTGCCGAAAGTGCAGAGAAACTGAACATGAGTGTGGAGGAATACGTGGACAGATACGTTACTCCAGAGATTATGAACTATGCTCAGAAGGCTCTGGCGATGCGTAATCAGGAGGAAATCATGCCTCATGGTGCGCTTGACTATATTGCCAAGAACCTCAGCAACTCTATTATCGGTATGGTGGTGGCCCCATCTGTGATGTCTAGAGATACAAGACAGAGACTGCAGGAAGGTATTGCTATTGCTGGTGGTGATGCGGAGATCCAGAAGGTTGCCGGTCACAAGGATGAAACCTATCGCTCGGGCACCTTTACGAGATTTGCATCTACTGCCGTAAACATGGCTGCTGATTCTGGTCCGCTTGCCGTAATCGGTGCCGGCGCAAGTGCTGCCGTGAATGCAGGAACCCGAGTTCTGACTAACGGACTGGTGAAGGCTGGCGTGATGAAGGCGGCACAGAAGCTTACCGCCCAGCAGATGGCTTTCAAGGTGGCCAACATGACTACGGCACAGAAGATCATGTCGGGATTGGGAACCAGAACAGCAACAGGTGCGCTGAACCTTGCAGGATATTCGGGTGTGACGGCTGCTTTGAATCAGGCTTCTACTGGCGATGATACTTCTCTGCAGGCTATCGGCGAGGCAGGTCTGAAAGGTGCTGAGCATGGTGCGGTAACGGGTGCGATGTTTGGAGTTTCGGGCGCAATCATGTCGCCTTGGGTTTCCAGGTTCGGTATTACAGGTATGGAGAAGAGTACTGGCGAGCGGTTGCTTCATGGCGCGCAGAAGTTTGGTGCTACGGCTGCCGGTCTGGGCGTTGAGGCTGGAACCATGATGGTTGCCGACAACGTGACTGGCGACAAGGATATTTCCTTCGGCACTTGGTTGGAAGATGTCGTGACGGTTGGCGCATTCAAGGCTGGCGAGCCTAGCAACTTCGTGAAGACGGGCAATATTCTGCATCATCTTACTCATAATGGCGGTGGTAATTTCGTGATTGGAAAGAATGCCAACGGCTCCCATATCGCCGTGGATATCCGTCTGACTCCTGACGAGAAGAATGAATTGGTTTCTTCTGCATCGGGCAAGAATCTGACGGATGCTTTCGTAAAGGCGGACCGTGCATCGAAGACAGCTCCAAGAGATCCGAAATACAAAACGGCATACACGGATTTCATGAACGACCCGGACGTTTCTCAGAGTACCAAAGAGAAGGTGAATGCGGCCATGGGACTGTTTAACACGACAAGAGGCAAAAGCTACCGAAGCGTGAACGACGTGAAGAACAAACAGATTCTTGAATACACCAAGAACGGAACGCTGCTTACACGTACCTCTTATAAGAATGCCGATGAACGTCGTGCCATCCTTTACAAGCAGAAGCTTTATCGCGATAATGATGATATGCTCTCGCTGATGGGCTACGCAAGGATGAAGGATATGCAGTTCATAGATGATGATGGAAATGTTACCATTCTGGCACTTGGTTTCCTTCGTGAAAACGGATATGACATAAGCAAGGATGCTTCTGACCCGAATAATGCCAGACTGATTAATGAGTTGCGCAACCAGAAGAGTGCGCTCTATCTTGACTGGGAGAAGTATGTGGACGAGAAAGGATTGCTTAGCCACCTTAGTGTAGAGGATGGTGCGCCTGAAGATCTCAACAAGATTATCCAGAAAGACCCGATGAAGCGTACCGACGATGAAAACAGGTTGTTCCATACTGCAAAGATGGCTCTTGAAAGTGAACTTTTCTCTAGCGGAAAGCCACACGCAGACCAGTCTGCCAGCCAAGGTAAGACGGTTGCCGAGGAGCATCGCCTGGGAACAGACAATCCGGATAGCGGCGTGGTAGTTGATGAGTTGCGCAACCTTCGAAACGCAGAGCAAGCCCTTGATGCAGCGATGGACAGCAACGATGTGTTCAAGCAAACCTTTGAGAAATTGCACCAGCAGGGCTTGACACCGGCACAGATTTACGATGCACTCATTCAGAATGGACTGATCCAAGAAGAGTTAACCCCACTTGCCCAATATATTAATGCGAACGCTAGAGTGCAGGGTATGCAGCAGGCTACTGCTGATGCTATAGAGGAAAACGTGAAGAGCTTTATTTCCGACTGGAGCTATCACGGAACCTTGAACGGTCAGCCGATGAATGGCGAGCAGGCTTTGTACGTGCAAGACAGCAGCGGAAGAACACTTCTTGCTGGTTCGGGTGATGTTGCCTTCGACCAGACTACAGGTAGAGCCAAGGAAGGAAGCGGCGATATGCTTGTCTGCCTGGACCCTGATACCAAGGAATTGGTTTATGTAAAGGCAGATGAGGTTACTCTGGTTCAAAACCAACCTCTAGACCAGTTTGCTGCAGAATATCGTCAGAGATTACAGATGAAGAACTCTGAGCCTTACAATCAGTCGGCACAGGAGCAGGCTATGCAGGATGCTGCCAGGGCACAGCAGGAAGTTCAGCCTAAAGAAAATAAAAATGAAGAGATTGGTAACAATGAAACAGACGGAAAAATTCGGAAAGGCGACAATGCCAATAGTGGAAGTGATGGAGAAGCAGAGGAAAATGCTAGCGAAGGCGATGCCTCAGTTCAACAAGTAGAGCAGCCTCAGCCTAGCAGAAAGTTTGCCGATGGTTCTGATGTTCCTATGGCTATGGACAGTAAGGGAAGACCTACGCCAGACTATGCTAGTATGACTCCTGAGCAGAGTGCGGAGATTCTTACTGAGGACTTCGGGGATAATGCCGAGAAGGTGGTGGACGGACAGATTAAGAAAGCTGAGAATGCTCTGAAGGATGCCGAGAAGATGAAGGTGGACTATACCGACGAGCCTAACGACATCATGGAGCAGGAGGCTTTGAAGACTAAAACCGTTGAGGCTGCCAAGCAGCAGCTGGAGCACGCTCAGAATATCAAGAAGACTATGACAGCCAAGAAGGTGGCTGAGACTGTGGGTAAGACAGAACAGACTGAGGGCGCACATGAAGCTGGCAGCGTGGCTGCACAGAAGTTTGTGAATGCACCTAGACTTGTAGGCAACAAGCGCACGCGAATGCTGCCTGACGGAGAGACCAAGATTAAGGGACACTATGAGATTGTTCCGGCTGAAAGTCTTACTCCTTCTCATGATGTGAATAATGACTATAAGAAATCCGAGGGATTCCCTACCGATGCTGAGGGCAGAACCGTGAATGATCGTGACTATGAGCACGACAAGGCGGCTCAGCAGAATACGGACCAGATTGCCCGAAAGTATAACGGTATGGCTATCGAGCAGGTGCCAGTGGTATCTGACGAGGGAATCGTTTATGATGGCAATGGCAGAACGATGGCAGGACAGAAGGCTGCAAAGGATGGCACGGACGGCGAATACATCAACGACCTTCTGGAGAATGCTGAGAACTTCGGCTTTACCAGAGAGCAGATTGAGCAGAGCGGTATCAAGCATCCACGCCTTGTATTGGTGACCGATGAGAGATTGCCATACGATGCGGCTACCTTCGCCAAATTCAATAGAAACGAGAAGAAGACACAGAGCAATACAGAACAGGCGGTAGCCAAGGCTAAGACCTTGACTTCTGACGAGGTAGGCGCTATCGTAGCCGAGATTGAAGGAAATGGTTCTCTTGATGCTTTCTTTAACAATTCCAAGGCAATAAATGACTTGGTGAAGACGTTAGTAGATAAAGGCATCATCGGACAGAACGAGGTGGCACAGATGATGGATAGTCCTGAGCGACTTTCTGCACAAGGCAGGGAGTATGTGAAGAATCTTCTGTTGGGTTCTATCTTCAAGCCAGAGACTATCAGAATGCTGGGCATCGACTCTACGGTGAAGAATAAGGCTATCAACGCTATCCGCTCGGTAATGGACAACATGAAGTTGGGCGAGTACTCTCTTCGTGATGAGATAGACCAAGCTATCCAGTTGCTCTATGAGGCAAGACAGGGCGGCAATAAGGTTGATACGTTGCTGAGAACACCAGACATGTTCGGTGAGGATGCGGCTAAGCGTTATTCTTCTATCTCTCAGATGATGGCTTTAGCCTTGGAGGGCAAGGTTTCTGATTTCAGAGATTTGCTTGACGAATACAACCGCATCGCTAAGGCTAGAAATACCGGCGAGGGCAGTATCTTTGAGGCAGCTCCTACCAAGGAAGAGTTAATTAATGAGTATTTGAACTTTAAAAAATGGCAAGATTATGGAACAGGACATTCAGAAATTGAAGGAGGCAATGATGTTTCAGGCAATGAAGAACCTCAACAGGAAGCATCAGGAGGAAATGAACCAACAGAAGCAGGAACAGAACCAGAACGACCAAGAGCAGAAGAACCAGACGACTTAGTAAACAAAGAACTTGAAAGTCGTATTAAGGTTACTGGCGAGGAAACCGAAACTCCATCTGAGAATGGTCCTATCATGAAGCAGAATATTCTGATTGATGGCGACAAGGAGGTTATCAAGGTGGATGAGCCTAACGGTAAGGGCGAATACACTGGTTCATACTACGAGTATGATGGCAAGAAGTTTGGCGACCTGAACGAGGTTACTGAGTATATTGACAGCAAGAATGAAGAAGGCGGTCTCCCACTCCTTCCAGAGGAAGAGAACCCAGACCCTGCTTTTGACCCGATTGCGGCGGCGGCCGCTGAGTTCAGGAAGGAGCATCCTCTGGCTGAGGATGAGATAATGAAGGCAGACGTGGATGATTTATCCAAGGATATGGCTTTGGACTATCTGAACGGAGAAGTGACAGACGATTTGCACCGTGCTATCTACGAAAGCATCTATGCCAAGACCAGAGGGCAGAAGACTGAACCAAAGGTTGAGACTCCTAAAACGGAACCATCTGCTGACCCTATGGGAGGAATCAGGAATGCAGCAGAAGCTTTCGGAAAGGAGAAGAAAGCTAAGGCTGAGACAGAGAAGAAGCCTCAGCAGACTGCTGACGATGCAGCAGTAGCGGCTTCAAACAAGAAGGTTAATGACCTTTGGGATATGCTCAAGAATGCCGGCAAGGATGAAATGTCTGCTTCGTTCACAGGTCTTAACTCTAGACAGTTGGAAGTGTTGCCTAAGCTGGTGAGCGCCATGGCCGAAAATGCTTATCTGAGAATCAAGAGAGGTATGCACAATCTTGAAGACGTAGTGAAGGAAATGCGCAAGGAGTTTGCTCCTGCTGCCAAGATTTTCAAGAAGGAAGACGTGGATGCTATCTATGAGCAGATGATGAATATCCGCTATCGTGATGGTGAGCAGCGCATGAGCTTGAAGGAGTGGGCTGACTACTACGAGAAGACTTCACCTAAGCATCAGGAGAATCTGGTGGGTGACTCCAAGAGTGCCGAGGAAAGAAAGCTGGCTGAGAAGAAGTTTATTGATACGGTGAACCTTCAACTGGCTTTCGGTCGCAAGTTCAAGAGTATCGTCGGATTGAGAAAGACGGCAGAGAGACTTGGCTTGAAGGATATTAAGGACACGGACTTGCAGGAGCTTGCAGAAACTGCAATTGTTCAGCGAGCAAGAGGTATCTCTTCTGCGAAATCAACCAATAATGCCGAGAAGTTCAAACGCATCAAGAAACTCTATGAGAATCAGCCGAGCCTTAACCAGCGTGATTCTGAGCGAGTGATGAAGCAGCAGTACTCTACCCCTGCCCCTTACGCTTTCCTTGCAGATATGTATGTGAAGGGCAACGGTAAGGTGATTGAGAGTGCTCTGGAGCCAAGTGCCGGCAACGGTATGCTTACCATCGGCTTGCCAATGGATAAGGTACATGTGAACGATATTGATGCGCAGCGATTGGCGAACCTGAGAAGACAGGGTTTCAAGAACGTGACCAGTCAGGACGGAACTCAGCCTTTTGCAGACAATGACGTTGACGTGGTGGTAACAAATCCACCATTCGGTAGTGCTACCCCTAGGGAGTATGACGGCTACAAGATTTCTTCTTTGGAAGGACAGATGGCTATTAATGCCTTGGAGAGCATGAAGGACGATGGCCGTGCTGCCATTATCATCGGCGGCAAGACGGAATACGCCAAGAACGGAAGTCTGAATCCGAAAGATAAGGCTTTTCTTGGTTATCTCTATAGCCACTATAATGTGGAGGACGTGATTAATGTGGATGGAAGTCTCTATGCAAAACAGGGAACCAGCTACCCTACACGTATTATATTAATAAACGGAAGACGCTTGAACGAGAATGCCTTTCCACCAGTAAAGGATAAGGCTAGAGCGGAAGCCGTGAAAGATTATGACGAACTTTATAAACGAATTGAAGATGATATACTACGAGGTGAACGGATGGATTCTTCCATCGGAGGAGAAACAAGAAGTGCTCAACCAGAACTTGATAAACAAGGCGCTACTGGTACTCCTAAAGAGAGAGTACGAGCAGGAGAACGAGGAGGAAGCAAACCAGATGGTGAGCGAGAGTCTGACCTATCTGACTCCACTTCCGTATCAGGAACCCATGATGACTTGGAAAATCAACGAGGAACCGAGCCAGGAGAAGATGGAGGACTTCCTAATGGAGATAGTAGAACAGACGGAACAGGGGCAGAGCCTTCTCCAAGCAAAGAACCAACCTCTGGAACCAATGAGCAGCGAGGTAATGGATCAGGAGGAGCTGGACGGAATGACGCTCAGCCAAGTACTGATGAATCTGCCAACGCCGGGAGCGGAAGCGGACCACGGGGACAATTACAGCGGGTGGACAAATCCGTACGTGGACTAAGTACAGAGAAAGTTACCTATACCCCTAAGAGTGGAAATCCATTCACTCTGAAAGCAGTTATGCCTGCCGACCAGCAGGAAGCGGTAAACAAGAATCTCGAAAAGTTGGGCGATGCCGACCAGTTCCTTGTTGATGAACTGGGCTATAATGATAAGGATGATTTGTATTCTCATCTTGCCGCAGAGCAGGTTGACTCAGTAGCCCTTGCCTTGCAGCAGGCAAAGAAGGGCAACGCCTTTATTATTGGAGATATGACCGGTATCGGTAAGGGAAGACAGGCTGCTTCGCTTATCAGATACGCCAAGAAGCAGGGTCAGGTTCCTGTATATTTCACCAAGACAGCAGGATTGCTGAGCGATGTTTACCGCGACTTGGTGGATATTGGCAGCCCAGACCTAAGACCATTTGTATTCGGTAGTGCCAAGGAAGCTGCCATTACCGACTCAGACGGAAATGTAGTATTCGCTTTGCCATCGAAGAGCGAGGTGAAGCGTGTGCTCGACTACATCGAAAAGAACGGAAAACTGCCAGACGAATACGACTATGTATTGACTACTTACAGCCAAGTAAGCAATGGTGTGTATGAGTTTAACGAGGACGGCAACCGCAAGGAGAGAAAGCTTGCGAAGGGTAAATCTTTCGGTGCTGCTGCTCTGAGCGGACAGAAAAGACGTGATGCTATTGAAAAACTGATGGGTAACGCCTATCTTATCCTTGACGAAAGCCACACGGCTGGTGGCAATAGCGGACAGGGAAACTATTTCCAACACATTATTCAGAAGGCAAAGAACGTTACCTTCTTCTCGGCTACCTTTGCCAAGAGACCTGACAATATGCCTATCTATGCTTTGCGTACTGCCATGAACGAGGGTGGTATGAAATCATCCGATTTGATTGATGCGGTAAAGCGTGGTGGTGCAACCTTGCAGGAGATCATGAGCCAGACCTTGACACAATGCGGTCAGATGATTAGACGTGAGCGAGATATGACTGGCGTAACCATCGACTGGAAGGCGATTGATGATCCTGAGCGAGTTCAGGAGCAGCGAGAACAGTATGATAGTATCATCGGTTTGTTTAATGATATTATCAATTTCCAAAAGAAATATGTTTCAAGTTACGTAGATGAGCGTAACGATGAGCTGGCTGCTATTCAGTCTACTATGGGAATCAAGAAGGGAACGGCTGCCCTGGGTATCAAGAACCAGCCATTTGCCAGCAAGGCTTTCAATACCGTTCAGCAGGTACTTCTCTCCTTGAAAGCGAAGTCTGCTGCAGAACGTGCCATCGACTACTTGAAGCAGGGTATGAAGCCTGTGATTGCATTGAATAATACCAATGAATCGCAGACTGGCAATCTTGCGCTTGGCGAGGAAATGGACGCACCAGACTTGGGCACATCTTTGAAGAATGGTCTTGAAGGTACACTTCGCTATACCCAGAAGGACGCAAAGGATAATAGCGAAAGCGGATACATAAAGCTTTCTGATTTGGGCGATGAGGCAGTTGAGGCTTATCACGAACTGGAGAAGAAGATTGAGCAGACAAGTACCGGTCTTTCACTCTCCCCTATTGATGTTATCAAGAACGAACTGCAGAAGGCTGGCTATAAGGTTGGCGAGCTGACCGGCAGACAGACCGAGTTTGTTTATAACGACAACGGAACTGTTACCAAGGTGAAGCGCGCTGATACAGACAAGAAGAAACTCGCGCGCGACTTTAACGATGGCAAGATTGATGCGCTTATTCTCAACAAGAGTGCAGCAACCGGTATTTCCCTTCATGCTTCGAGCAAGTATAAGGACCAGAAGAAGCGTGTGATGATCGTGGCGCAGCAGCAGCTTGACGTAAACGATGAAGTTCAGATGCGTGGACGTATCGACCGAACCGGTCAGGTGGCTAGAGGTGCATACGAATATGTGGTTTCCCTTATCCCTGCCGAGCAGCGACTGCTGATGATGTTTAAGGCTAAGTTGAAGTCACTTGATGCCAACACAACTTCTTCTCAGAAGAGTAAGTTCAACGAAATGGAAGTTGCCGAAATTACCAATAAATATGGTGATAAGGTAGTTCGTGAGTATATGGCAGAGCATCTTGACCTTTATGCTCGCATGGCTGATCCATTCGGATGGGAAAAGAGTAATGGCGATGATTTGTCTAGAATCGACCCACAGACTCTTGTTGCTAGCGGTGGCGGTGTTGGTGATGGTGAAGCTGGTGCCGATGCAAACAAGTTGCTTGGGCGTATGGCTCTGCTGAGAGTTTCTGAACAGGAGAAGATGTTGCAGGAGATTGGCGAGCTTTATGCCAACGAGATTCAGCGACTCAACGAAATGGGTGAGAACGACCTTGAGATTACCGAGCTGCCTTTGAAGGCCAAGACTCTCCACAAGGAAGTTTGGAGGCAGGGTGCAGAGCCGGGCGGCGATAACGCCTTTGCAGACAACACCTATATAGAAAAGGTGAACATGGCCATCTTGAAGAAACCGATGAAGGCTTCGCAGGTGAAGGCTTCGCAGGATGGTTTGACTGGCGGCAAGACTTGGGATGAATACAAGACCGATAAGAAGGCTGCCGTGAAGGAGTACTTCGACCAGAAGATTGCGGACGAGACTCAGAAGTATGAGGAGCGTGCAGTGAAGGTTGCAACCAAAGCGAAGGAGAAATATGTCAAGGACGCTAAGAAAGGTCAGAAGGATTCGGGCATGAGCGATGAGCAGATTGAGAAGATGGCTGGCTATCAGTATGATAACATCTACAATCAGGAGAAAGATAAGCTGAACGATGTGGTGAAGAACCTGAAAGCCAAGGCTGAAATGTTTGAGCGTGTGCTTGATACCTTCGATACAAACCAGACTTTCGTTCTGCCTATGGATATGAACAATCCAAACGAGTTGAGCGGATTCGGTAACAGTTATGGTAGACTTATTGACATCAAGATTACTGATAACTACTCGCCTAACGCCTCTTCGGTTTCCTTCGCTACCTTGGATGGCAGAAGAAAGATTATATTCCCTATCGCGGGTAAGGTAGGCGCAGGTGAAGGCAATATAGATGTTATCAGTGCCATCGACAACATGACCAAGCAGGCTGCCGGTATGGGAGACAGCCATCTCAGAGTATTGAACCAAAACTTAGATAACTGGGATAGACTGACTAGCAATGAGAGCCGCAAGAATGGTTATATCGTGACCGGTAACCTGATGCAGGCGCTGGTTGATAGCAAGAACAATGGCTTGGGCGGCCATCTGGTGAAATATACAACTGATACTGGCGAGGTGAAGACCGGTATCTTGATGCCGGACTACTTCGACCCTAATGGCTTGACTACGGATGCGCCTATCAACAGCGTGACCGAGAAGTTTGAGCTTTCATCATGGCACGGCGGTATTGACGAGGTTACTTCATCGGATGGTGAGGTGAAGGTGAAACGTGTAGATAACAACCGTGGCTACTTCTACGAGCTTCGTGTACCGAAAAGCAAGGCGAAGGGAGGCAAGTACTTCATGGATAATGACTTGTTGGAACTGGTTGATGGCAATAACTTCGAGACCAGAGGTGACAATATGCTTGCTGAGTTTAAGCCTGAGCAGTTGAAGCCAGTACTGGACCGCCTGTCTAAGATGGGTGTGAAGGTGCAGGAGGAGCGCAAGACTTCTGAGGATGAAGGCACCCACTTCCGTGAGGACCGAGGCTTGCAGTATTCTAAAACAGATACAAAAGATGTTAAGAATAGTAGAATAATTCCAGAAGATGTAGATAAAAATGTATCTTCGAAGATTGAAAAGAAGTTTGATTCTGCCATTGAAGACATTGTAGGGCATGCAGAAGACAGAGATAAGTCTGGACTTATTAATGATGCAGACTATGCTGTGGAGGAGTTTTCGAATCTTGGCAGAAGTGTTATTGAATATTACAAGAATGATTATGAAAGAAAAGTCGAAAAGTTATCAGGACAGTCCATCGGAGGACATCTTGGTGGTAAGAATGACGGTAAGGGAAATAGAGGCTCTTATCTACTCCAATATTATAAGACCATTCTCGCCGTCGCTGACAGAGAACTTGCCTATAGAGACGCTAGAGCAAAGAATCTCAGAGAGACTTGGGGATTGCAGCCAGGAGGAACGTTCACACTTGAAGCCGCTGAACGAATATTTAAAGAAACAAATAGAGATAAAGCAAAGGCCGAACTCTTCCAGAGAGTTCTCGATATAAACAAACGTCTCGGCGTTACATTCAAGGTTAGCGAAGAGAGTTCCAAAAAGAGATCTGGTGCAGCAGACATCTATAGAAACATTGATCTGTATATTGATGGTCTGACAAAAACCAAGGCTCCAGACTACGCCGCACCTGCCGTTATTCTGCATGAAATGATTCATGAGGCTACAATGGGTGCTATCAATCTCGTTAAGAAAGGTAAGGCTGAGGGCGTGATAACTCCTAAGCAGATAGAGGGTGTTAAGACAATCCTCGAAATCTATGATAGGGTAAAGAATGATAAGGGACGCTTCAAGGAAGAACCTTATGGTCTGACTGATGCTTACGAGTTGACTGCTCAGATGGCAGACTCCAGACAGAGAAAGGCGATGGACCTGTCTATCTGGGATAAAGTTTTGAATGCCGCACATGAATTTGCAAGAAAAGGCGACCGTTCTATCTTGCAAAGAGTGAAGGATGCTATCAAAAAACTCTTTGAGGTTTCTGAGAAGGACAAGATGGATAAGGCTATCAACGACATCATGGATGATTTCAATGAAACCATTGATGATATTTCCATGAATGAGATTGAGCAGGACGGATTTGCCTATAAGGTTACAGACAAGGACGAGTTGGACCGCCTCAACAAGGAGAAGACTTTCAGAATGTATAGCGGAATGCAGGAGGTGGATGGAAAGTTGTACTCCCCTATGGCTGCTATCATTGACGGAAAGCGTACCGATGCTACCGAGATTGGTGCTTGGATGGGCGCAGACGAGCGACCTGACCTTGTGAAGAACGGTAAGTTCCAACCTGTAAAGACCGACAAGAACCCTGGGGCAGGAGAAGGACCAGTACCAGCGGCTTATAACCCTTATATGCACACTTCCACTTCGGTGATGAACGATCAGTTCTCTGGCGCTTACGCTAGAGGCAACATCAAGGTTGTGGAATGGGAGATTCCTGAAAGCGAGAAGACTAGCGGCTATCACGCCAAGGGCGCAAAGAACTCTGTGGGCTTGGTGCCTTGGACTTCCGGAACAGTAAACAGCCTCCTGCCAAAGGACAGACAGAGAAGCGTGATGCTCTCTAGATGGAGAAAGGCAGTAAGAATATTGCCTGACGAGGAGGTCGCTGAGAAAATCGCCGACCAACTGAGAGGAACAGGATTGGCTATCCCTTGGAACGTAGTTACCCCTAACCAGTTGAGAGAGCTTGTGAAACTTGGTGTGCCTATCACTACCGTAGAGCAAGGCAGACAGAACCCTGAAACAAAGGAGAAGTTCCTGAAGCAGATGGCTGAACTGGAACAGGAGTTCCCTCAGGCTAAGTTCGTTAACGTGAAAATGACAAAGGATGCCTACAAGGAATGGGGCAAGAATGGAGGCACCAAGTTCCGCACAGATGACGGCGAAAGCAACTACCCTACTTCATCGGTTGAAAGCCATATCGAAAAGGTGGCTCAGAAGACTGGTGCAAAGGTGAACATGGTTTCATCGGTTGACGAAATCACCAACAAGGCGGCGAAGGCTGCTATTGAGGAAGGCAGAAAGATTACTGGCTGGTATGACGAGAAGACTGGCGAGGTGCATCTTTACATGCCTAATATCCGTGACAGATATACTGCCGAGAAGACTATCTGGCATGAGGTGGTTGGACACAAGGGAATGAGAGAGTTGTTTGGTGATGAACGATTCGACAAGTTCCTTCGTGATGTATGGTACGACTTGGATAAGCCTGAGAATGCGGCTTTGAAGAAGCTGGTGGATGAGGAGAGAAAGTTCAATCCTCTGAATATTTATGATGCCATTGAGGAAGGTATCGCCCGACTCGCCGAGGATGGCAAGGGTGAACCGGGCTTCTGGAATGGTATCAAAAACAAGGTATCTGATTTCCTTCATGAAATCGGTTATCGTGTTGCTCCTAATACTAAAGATGTGAAGTATCTGCTCTGGTTGAGCAAGAACTTGCAGAAGAATCCAAATGATCCTTATTGGAAACTGAGAGCCGAGGCGATGAAATACCGTATCGACCATGAGCGTATGCCTGCTGTCGTGGAACATGATGGTATGTTCTACGGAAACGACGGAAAGGTTAGAAGTATGGATAATCTTACCAAGGCTGAGTGGAATGAGGCTACAGATGGTGAGATTCACTTCCGCACTACCCCATCTGCCGGCACGGCACTTGACAGATACCACCGTTCGCTTGATGAGCATGGCTATATGTTCACCGAGAGCTATATGGACAATATGCTATCGTTGAAGAAGTTGATGAATGCGATTGTGCCTGATAAGAAGATTGAGGATATTGCTTCTTCGGAGAATCCTTATATGTTGCAGAACACCATGCAGGGTGCGATGAGTGATGCGGCTCAGATGTTTGAGCGCAACGTAACGAAGCCTCTTGACAAGGCTATGGCTGACGTACTGGATGCTTTCGATGGCAAGAAGGATGATGAGAAGATCAGAAACTTCAATCTCTATATGATTACCAAGCATGGCCTGGAGCGAAACAGAGTGTTCTTTGTCCGTGACTTCCTAAAGAAGATGAAAATGGACGAGAAGAAGAAGCAGAATGCTGACATCCTGGAAAACCGCTGGAGTAACGAGAAGGAACGTCTGGATAACAAACTGAATGCCGGCAATATCGACTTGAAGGAATACTACAGACAGATGGATGAGTTCATCAATAATGAAATCGACCCAGACTATAAGGCTGACGAACACGACTATTCGGGTATTCACGCTATTCAGGAGGTAGCGAAATCTTCTGACCCTTACGATGATGCTGAGGCTATTCAGAGCGTGATGGATTCGGAAGCAAAGATGGAGAGCATCAAGAAGGGAGCTGTGAAGGACTATTGGGATAAGGTGAAAGCTGCTACCCAGTATTCTATTGACAGCGATTATAAGAATGGTATCATCAGCAAGGAATTGCATGGCCATGTATCGAATATGTTCAACTGGTATGTGCCTTTGAGAAAGTATGATGAGGCTACGGCAGAAGATACTTATGGCTACATTACTGAGCAGGGCGACCCGAAGAGCTATATCGGAAGCACGATCATGAGAGCGAGAGGACACAAGTATCTGAGTGAAACAAACGTACTGGCGCAGATTGGTGCGATGGGTAACAGAGCAATCAAGAACGGTGGTATGAATGCTATCCGTCAGGCTTTCGCAAGATTCGCGCGAAATAATTCGGGCAATAATCTGATTACCGAAACAAGCGTATGGTATGAGAAGGACCCTAGGACTGGCATTGTATATGAGCGTTATCCTGATATTCCAGAGGATGCGACTGCTGACGAAATCAACCAGATAGTTGCAGACTTCAATACAGACATGAAGGCAAAGTCAGCACAAGGTTTGGCATCGAAGGTTTACAGACGAGGCAGTATTGGTTATAAGTTCCAGAGAGCGGAGAATAAATCGCAGCATATCGTGGACGTGAAGATTGCCGGAAAGACCCATACCTTTATTATTAACGGAAATCCTAGAGCGGCGCAGGCGTTGAATGGATTGCTGGAGAACTCGGGTGCCAATGGAATCATGAAGCCATTGAGTTCTATTTCAAGAATGATGGCACAGTTGTGTACATCTTATAATCCTGAGTTCGTGATGCGAAACATTATGCGTGATGCGGAGTTTGCATCGAGCAACGTTACTTCTAAGGAGGGTGCAAGATATGGTGCGCTCTGGGCGAAGTACTATGCGCAGTTGGGCTTATACAAGGGTGCATCGAATATCAGCTTCAAGGATTTGAGCGGAACTACAGGCTTGGGCTTGTTTGCTAAGTATCGTAACGGAACACTTGATACTTCTGACAAGGTTCAGCGATATTTCAAGGAGTTCATGGAGAACGGCGGCGAAACTGGTTGGGTTCAGGTTAAAAACATGCAGGACTGGACCAAGGAGTATAAGAAAGATGTGAAGAGCGAAAGAAGCAAGATTGACAAGGGCGGTGCTGCCCTTCGTGACTTCTTCTTCGGAAATCTGGCGAACATCAACGAGGTGGCTGAGAATATCGCCCGATTCGCTACCTACTGTGCGAGCCGAGACAGTAACCGCTCTATCATCCGTTCGGTCTATGACGCGAAAGAGGTATCTACCAACTTCAACCGCCATGGTAGCGGTGATGCCATCAAGAGTTTCAAGAATGGAGAAATGACTGGCGGCAAGGCGGCTGCAAGATGGGCTTACGGATTTACGGCTAGCTATCTGAGACATTGTTCTATGTTCTTCAATGCCGGTATTCAGAGTACAAATCTTCTTGTGAAGAACTTGAAAAACCATCCTGTGGGTACTTCTATCAACATGCTTGCCATTCCTTTTGCCCTCGGTGCGTTGACTGCACTTGGAAACAACGTGCTGATTGCGAGTGAGGACGAGAAGGACAGAAAGGGAGTGAAGGACCCATACGGCGAGTTGCCTGACTACGTGAGAAGAAACAATCTCTGCATCTACAAGGGCGGCGGCCAGTTTGTTACTATTCCGCTTGCTATTGAGTTGAGAGCCTTCTATGGTTTGGGTGACTTGGCGGCTGGCTTGACCTTCTCGCCAAACGTGAGTGGACAGAAGAATCCTGCCTTTGATGCCGTGGGCTGTATGTCGCAGCTTGTGCCGGTGATGGACTATCTCGGCAACTCTTCGGCTAGCAAGGAGCCATTGAACGAGACGGTCAAGGCTTTCTATCCTTCTGCCCTATCTCCTTTCGTGGAATGGGAGTTAAACACCGACTGGAAGGGTGCGCCGATTGAAAGACGTGGTGACTGGAATGAAAATTCCCCTGCTTGGCAGAGAGCCTACAAGGGTGTGCCTGACGGATATATGGCTGTAAATAAATGGGTGAATGCCCAGACTAACGATGTAGCCAAGGGTAATGAGGATATGCTGGGTAATAGTTTCCTGGATATGGTGACGAACCCTAGTATGCTGAATCACTACATCGGTGGTATAGGTGGAGGTGCTTCTACCTTTACGGAGCGTGCTATCGGTGTTATCAAGCATGGAAGCGATACGGAAACCAAGGATATTCCTTTCCTTCGCTCTCTTCTTTATACGCCTAGTGAGCAGAGCAGCTTGCAGCGAACCAAGAACAAGTGGTATAACTACAAGGACGAAATGGAGAAGACCATGGCCAACGTGGACCGCCTGAAATCGAAGAACGTTCCGATTGACAAGAGAATTACGAATATCGGTGAGTATTATCACTTCCAAAACTCCAAGGAGGCTGCCAAGGTTAGAATTATCGAGCTGGCAGAGAAGCAGATAAAGCGATGGAAGAAGCTCAGAGATAAATCTTCTGATACCGAGAGCATCAACTTCGCCAATCAGAATATTGGCAGGATCATGATGGATGCAGTGGATGAACTGGATAGATTGGAATAAATAAAGAAAGGAGTGGGCGCTTGGCTCACTCCTTTTTTGTTTATAATCCTAATGCCTTTGTATGAGACATTTTGTTTTCTCCCTTTGTTAGCTTTATCGCATCTGATTCATAAAAGCATCTAGAGCAGAAGCAATCAAAGTAAGGTGTATAAGTATAAAACTTCACTTCATTTACGCTATACCCTTTCTTGATTAGAGGGCATGAACTGTTCGAATGAATGGTTTGCTTGTGATTAGGTAAATCCCTTTCTATGTAAACGTAACCATCTAACCTAGTTGGCATGAAATGATATGCAACAACAAGAATCATCCCGAAGACTGATAATGCTAATACACGTACATGTAGCCTTTTTATTTTTTGAGCAAACCGCATATCATACATATCTGTCTTAGAAACTAATGCACTATTATTAGTCTTACCCACCGTACATATACGATATAACGACAGGCAGGCTAATATGAATAGCACGGCAAATACAATAATCGAAATAATTGTTTCCATACGCTATAAGCTTTATTTTTATGCAAAGGTAGTGATTTTTTTGATAGGTTGTATCTGGGTTGGTGGAATTTTTGCGTAGTTTAGACTTTTGCTAAATAAATGAGCAGAAGGTTACTCAGCATAAAATGCTGAGGAACAGAGGTTTTAATGGCAGAAATTTTATTTTGAGCATAGTTAGGCAGAGCCTCATCTTCTTCGTAACTTTGCACCAAGTTCAATAGTGAACGAAACGAATAAACTAAGAAGGTAAGAAGGCATCTTCGGGATTTGGGATGCGCCGGCATTCCTCTCGAAGATGCCTGTAATCTCGTGCTCGAAGGTGAAGCCAATAAAGGGATAACCTATTCTAATGTTGATATAAGAAAAACGGCGGTTGTTATAGGATGGGCTACTTCAAAGGCTGAATACATGAACAGCCTCAGCCACGAAATGCTGCATGTGGTTCAGCATATTTCCGAGCAGTTCTTGATAAATATGTATGGGGAGGAGGCTTGCTACTTGCTTGGTGGATTGGTGCAGGCTTGCTGCATAAGAAAAGGGTGAATCTTTCGACTCACCCTTCTTCTTTATCTATATGGTTTACTCCCCATATTTCGTCTCCACATACACCAAGTTATGCTCATCTACGTAAGCCTTGGCTTCTGAGTATGTGTCAAACTATGCAAATAGCAGCTACTTTATTGTATAGCCATCGGGAACTCCACTATTAAATGTGATAGTCTTTTCTGTAAAAGACTCACCATTATATGTAATACAAGATTTCTCGCCTGTCACAGAAAGTGTACCAGATGTGCGACCATTAGCTACCATTCCGCTTGCCAAATTAGAAATATCACCTGCAATATAAGATGATGACAAAACATTCAATGTTTCCAAACTCGTTAAACTGGCAAAAGAAGAGATGTCTCCGTTTACTTTTTGAAGATTTACTAAAAGTAGCGTTTTCAATTTAGGAAACTTACTAGATGTAAAGCCGCTTAAATCTCCATGCACATCAGCAGAATCTGATATATATATACCTTCTAGCGCAGGCAACGTACCTATAGATGAAATATTATCTTCAAAGTTTCCTTCATTGCTTCTTAAATAAGAAAGTGCTGGCATATCGCAAATATCAGCAAAACAATGAGGAACAGAAGAGGAAACATACAACTCCTCCAAGTTCTTAGCAAAATGAAGGCTTTGTAAGTTTATGGCGCAATCACCTCTTGCTGTTCCATTAGTTTTTCCAACTTTAAGCCCAAGAAGGTTTTGCTTATCAGGAATTTCTATGTATCCATTGTCATTAGACACATTATATTGTCTGTTATCACCAGCAGCGACCTCAACTTCATTTTGGTTATCTATTGTCAAACCATGTCCTTTAATTGTCATGCTGGTCATAACTTTTATAGAGAAGCTTCTTAAATCAACAGAATCAGAAGTATTTCTCGTGTGGAGTACTCTGCTTTCTCCAATCTTAAGCAATTCACTATTCTCTACAGTTCCTTGCAATTTTGTTATTAAACATTTTCCCATAGTTAAATATTGTAATTAAAATAATTATCCAAATAGCTTATTCTCTCGATAAGCCAAGACCTAACTCGGCTAAGTGAGTTATACCAGCCACCACTTATTGGAGAGTGGGCATAAGAATATTCACCAGACCTATAGCTAGGTGTAACTGGAACATTCTCTAAGATGCTGCCATCACTTTTTATTGCTCTACCTAAAGTGATTTCGGTTATATCTTCTTTTAAGTTCTCAATTCCGCACTTGTTTATCCATTTCTCTAAAAGATATACAATGTTGTCTACCGAAAAGATTGCCTTATCCCTCAATTCCTTGTATCTAAGTTCAATCTCTGATTTGTAAAGTGACAATAAGACGCCTGAAGGCAAGCCTTCTGATATTCCAAGTATATCACTTGTACCACCTACATTCTCAGTTCCATTCCAATGCTGTCCAAAGAGACTATCCAAATCGTATAAAGTAGGTGTCCATAGCTTCCCATCATTGCAAAGCCAAATCCAGTTTTTGAAGAAACCATCGTAATTATAAGTTACTTGTGCGTGCAAGAAATAATCTATAAAGAAATCCACATTAAAAGATTTGCTGAAAATCTCCTTTTTAGATTCTTTTGTAGAAGCTGCTTTGATAGCAGGCAAGACTTTTGTCAATGCAGTGATATATCCTTTAGCTTCTGTATAATCTTCTGATGGTTCTGTAGGTGAATCTCCATCATAGGGATTACCATTAATATCCTTTGAAATTTTAGGATTTCTCACCTCAAAGTCTGCCCAAAATCCTTTTTCTGTATTACCTTTGGTGGAGTCTCCATCAGCATTAAAAAATGCAGAGCCAAGAGCACCATCAAGAATGATGTTCTTTTGATTTTTCTTATTGCAGTTATAGTTACTTCTGTCTTTCTTTAGATTAAAAGAATAAATACCTGCGTTTACACCATTAAAAAATACCTTACAAGGAAATCCATCGGGGTGACTTAATGCTCCATCGGCAAAATCTTCACTGAAATTGCCACTAGCACTACCATTCCCTGTAGGAGTAGCTTTCAGATAATCCCAAGGTCTTCTCTGACCATAAGGTCTTGTCTGATAGATTTGTTCTCCTAGCCAATAACCTGCTATGCACTGTCCTCGGAACACATCTATAAAGAATTTCTTTAGATGAAAACTATCCATAGGCAACCAATTCCCTATCTTTAATTTAGACCCATCGTCTAAATCTAAAGATTGATTTTTGAAATCGTATGCCATGGAACTGCTTCCTTGGGCATTTAAGATTATTGGCTTTTTGAAATAATTTCCATGTTTATCCCAAAACTCAATATAGCACTTTATATTGGATGTTTTAGATTCTGCTTGTGAATCAGTTGTTAAATTAATAATAGCACAAGAAGTAGGTTTTGGTATCTCTACTACATCTTCTCCACTCCAGTCAATTATATCAACTCCATACCCCTTTAAAGATTTTGCCAAATCAGACAAGCCCTTGGGAGTAATTTTTATAGAATCAAAACTAACGGGTAATAGGTTATGGTAAGTACCTTTTGAATCTCTATATCCGAGAATCTTATTTTCTGCATCTGTAGTAATCTCAGTTCTTTCTTCAGGGTCTTCAATATGATAAAACTCTGTTGGAATAGTCTCAGATTTGGCATTGTGGATATAGTGACTACCATCATTATAAGTAGCAGAAAGAACCCTTCCTTCTGCATCTTGCTCAACTGCAAGATATTCCTCGTTATCCTGCAAAGAGAAAACGTCAAGAAGTTCTTTGAGGTTGGTATCTATTGTACCTACTTTCTCCTGCAAAGCAGCTACATCTGATTGAAGCTGAGAGATAACTTGTTTCAAGGCATTGACAGCATGGATTTCACCAATGATTTGTCCGTCTCTTCTGATACCAAGGAGCACATGATTAGAAGCATCAAGCCAAACAGCGAAGAACTCTTCATTCTGCTCAACGTGATACATTTCATTGAGAGGAAAATATGGCTTACCAGTTGCTCTGTAGATACCAAACAGAACCTTATCATCTGAATCCACTATAGCTTTGAGGAACTCTTCGTTTTCGATTACTCCAAAGCACTCCTTTACTTCATCTTCAATGAGAGACTTGCCTTCTTCTTTATCTACCTTTGTATCTTGAAGATTCTTGATTTCGTTGTCTTTGAGTGACTGAATTTTGTTATTTAGAGATTCTGACAACTCTGTGCGAAGCTGGGTGATAGATTCCAGGATGGTGGTATCGGTAGCGATCAGTTTCTCTATCTTTTTCTGGATAGGGCGAGGAATACCGACTGCCCAGTCTATACTACCATCTACACGGATGCCCCAAAGGAACTTGTTTTCTGCATCCGTGTAGGCGCGCAACCACTCCTCGTTGGTCTCGTAGTGGCCGAGATTATTGACGAGTTCGTCAATGGCATTCTGAATGTTTTGAGCATCAAGACCGCTCTGAGTATTGTCGTAGGTTACTGCCGAACCAACGGATGCACCACCGCTGACAGCTATGCCATCTACGGTGTCCTTGATTTGCTTGGTCTTGGTTTGCAGGTCGGAAATATCATCATCGTTAGAAGAGATTTGCCGCTGGTGATCTGCAAGCGTGGTATCTACATTCTGTATCGTCTCTATGAGATTTCTAGGAAGACATGATGCCGCCTCGAAGATTTGAAGCAGTTCCTTGTCGAACTTATCCTGTGTAACGGATTCTGGTGCTAACTTTGAATTAGTAACAGAACCTTCGGCAAGTTTATTTTCTGTTATAGACTTGTCGTTGATGTCGGCTGTTTTTATCAGCGGCACCTTCGTTCCAAGCTTTTCATCTTGTCTAAATGTAGGCATATTTTATTTCTTTTGGTTCTGTAGAAGTGAATATTTGAATTTGGACGGTATCGGGAATGACCGAGATACGGAACTCGAAGGACTGGGTGTCCTTGTGGCGACGTATTGGGACGCGAGGGAAATTTCCCTTATCATCTGACTGACGGATAACCACTTTTCCTTTTTCCCTTAGCGTGATTCTTAGGAAAATATCACGGCGAAGAGTAAGGATTGGGGTTACCCATGCAAGTTCATTGGCATCGTATGTGGCTGTTACATTCTCCATATCGTCTTTATTTTGAGGTTTGATTTACGCCTAGCTGTTGCAGGGCGATGGTGTACATCTGGCTAGCTTTGGTATCATCGTAGGCTGAGAGGAGCAGAAAGGCGATATAATAGATGAAGGCATTCTTTAGTTTGTCCGGAATGGAAACATCTGTTGTGGAAGCGTCTGTACTCACAGACTTAGGTACGCCCACATAGGTAATAACCGCCGTTGAAGTCTTGGGCTGCATGAGGATCTTGATTGGATTCTCTCGCATGATGGCAGCCTGTGGGCGATCAATGGTACCTTTGGCGGTATCGTCGTACATCATAAGAGCTTCATCGTCGGTGTCCTCTACTGGGGTGACTGCCTTATACCAAGAATCGCCACGAATGCGGTTGATGGTAATAATCTCCATATTGGAAGGCATGGTGATAACACCGATGTTGTGATTAGAATCAAAACCGGACACTTGAATTGTGTCGGAAGTCGAGCCTATGCTCTTGGAATCGGACAGGACAGGCGAAGATGCAGCAGTAATAGCTATCCAATGCAGCGCATCGTTTATCTTCGACTTGATGATGTTGTCCATATACAAATCATCCTTCTCATCGGTGATTTCCGATGTGTTGTTGGATTCCTCGTCTATGCACCAACGTACTGCCTTTACGATTTCCTCTATACTCATTTACACATTATTATATATTATGGCTTGTGATTTGGGAAAACAAAGTTGTGTTTTGTTGCCCATTCCAAAGCACTTGTCAAAGTTTTGAACTGTCGGGAACCCTCACGCTTGTCTTCCTCGTTGACAAAAGCAATCAAGTCTTCATCAGAAACGACAGAAGCGACCTCAATAGGTCCCTTTTTATTTTCTTCGGAAGATTTCTCTTTCAGTTCTGCAGCCTTCTTCAATTTATCCTCAAGAGTTTCCTCTGAACGGATGAGTTTGACGATACCCTCTTTGAAGAGATCGCTGCTTTCGAGCAAATTCTGAGCGTACTCATTCTTCAAGATAATTTCCGGTTTCTGCTTGGTAATCACATTACCACGCTCGAAGTTGTAGCGAACTGTTACGCCATTCTTGCCTTGAAGAATATGACTTACAGAGTTTCTATTTGCATTATATCTATATACCTTAATCATATTTGCTAATTATTTATTTAGAACAACAGGTGACCGGCACGAAGCCAGTCACTTGTTATTCGGTGTATTACACTAGGCTGCAATAAGCTGACCTGAGAAGAGTTCCCATTTGCTGCCCTTGTAGATGTAAACATTCTCCTTCTCGTACTTGGTTGTACCACTACCACTAGCATTTGGAACACTGTAATCGGCTGTCAAAGCGACAATCATACCCTCACGAGGAGTCTCAGGCAACTTGCTCATGGAGATAATGTTGTTGATAACACCCGATGCACCAAGTGTGGAAATCTTATTCTCTGGACCAACAAGAATGCTGTTGTAGCCACGGAGTGCAACACAATCAGCCTCCCAGTGCATGTAACGCTTAGCCAGACGTGGATCGTAAGCATCCTTTGACAAATCGTTGGTGCGCTCCTCGCTCTTCTCCTTGACGTAGTGGCGAGCACCCTTGAAGTCAGCACCAATCATGCAGTCTTCCAAATCCATGTAGTCGAGCGTGCTATCCCAAGCGAAGTTGAGAGTACCATAGCTACACTTGAACTGGTTGAAGGTGATGTCGAACTCCTTAACCGTAGAGAACATAACATCGCGACCCTTAGGAAGTTCAATCTTCATGAGTCGCTCGACAGCGTTCTTACCACAGAAGAGATACATAGTATCAGACTCGGCAAAGTCGGTGAACATCAGCTTAGCGATAGCGATAAGGTCAGCGAAGGTATAGGTGTCGCCGATACCATAAGAGTTGGTGAGCTGGTTGATGATACCCTCAGCAGAGTAAGCATACTCCTGAGCACCGTCCTTTGTCTCCATGAGGAACTTCAACTTAGTACCATAGAGGTAACTGCGCTCCTGACGAAGCAAGAACTTGGTGAGAGCATCTTCCTTCATGTCGGCAACGGTATGAGGCGCCTTCTTCTTGATCTTCTCGAACTCCTCGGTAAAGATGACAGAGAATGCACGCTTCTGCAAGTAAACCTCCTCTGAACGAGGCTGGTAGTTCTCAGGTGGAACGTTCATCTGGCTCTCGGAGAGGATGGTGGAAGCACAGAGAATGCGGCTGTTAGCTGGGATAGCTGGGCAGCCCATAGAGTCGAGGGTTTCACCAATAGTGCCTTCTGTCTCAGCCGGACCATTAAGTGCCTGCAAAGTAACCTCGTCCTTTGTCTTCTCAACAACCAAGAGATTCAAGCGACCGCTAACCTTGGTCTTAGAACCACGCTCGTAACCTGCAACAGAAGGAACGATAACGGTACTACCCTTGTAGAGAGGAAGCAGAGAACCAGAGAAGTTAGCCTTGGTAAGCTTGATAGTTTCACCAGCTTCAGCCTTTTCGATAGCAGCAGTAACAATACCATCGAGGGTGTCACCACCGACACGGGCATGCTTCTTCTCGTAGCCATTACAAGGCACACTCTTGGTAATCTTACGGATAATCTGGAGCAAAGGAGTGCGGAAAGGACGATATTTCTCTACCTCACGATCCCAATCCTCCTCGGCAAGACCACCCTTGCGAATCTGGGTTGCAGAAGCCTGTGTGCCGGTCAAGTCCTGACCTTCTACCTTACCACCTGGAGCCAACCGGTCTGACTTGTCAGGATTAACAGGCTCGGTTGCCGCATCAGCCTTGGTTGAAGGTTCGTGACCCTCATCGCCAATCTGAGTAGTTGGCTCTGCGGTATCAGCCATAGCAAGAACGCCGCCGCCAGTAACCACGGCAAGAAGCATCAGAATCATCTTCATGATGAACTGACCGCTCATAAAATTCTTAAAACAATCTTTCTTCATTTTATACATATATTTATGGATTAATATTAATAAGTGAGACCTTCGAAGAATCCGCTCTTCGGCTCATTCTTCTTTTTGACAGGCTTGTTTCCTGCACCCGAACTAGAAAGTGAAGGAGGAATGCCTTCTGTGCTAGAAGAGCGAACCTTATTCTGAATCTTCTCGTTTCTGGCTTGCATAGCCGCCTCGTCGCGCGCCGAACTGATGTCGGAATCGTAGTTGTTGGCATTGTGGAGCATCTTCCAAATATCATCTGGAATATCGCCACTCTCTACCTTGTCGTGAATCTCGTAAATCTGTGACCACATATCCTGCGCATCATCGGGGTAGAGCTTCATCAAGCGTTCAAGCGACTTGCGCATGTTGGCAGTGACCTTCTCGGTAGCCTCGTTCTGTTCAGCCACGTCCTCGTTGTGCTTGGCGAGAATCTCAGCGAGTTTCTTGCCGCCTTCAGGATCATCAAGCAACGTCTTTACATCAATACCCAAGCGAGCCATCGCATCAAACGGATTGTCGTCCGGATTTTTCTCCATATCCATCGCCAGAGCAGCGAGCCACTTGTGCTTATCGAATACTTCAGATAACGCCTTACCGCTCTGTTCGTACTGTCCGAGCAAATCGGCATCATCATTCATTGCCGCATAACGAGCTTCCTTGTCTTCGAAGTCGATGTCAGAATGGCGACTGGAGAAACGCTTGGAGAACGCTGTACGATTAGGGCGGTCATCTACAGACGCTTCATCTGTAGCAGCCTCAGCAGGTGGAGCCTGTTGAGCGCCACCTTCCTCATTCATCTGTGCTAATTCTTCTTTTGTCATATCTCTATAATACTGTTTGAAACTTTTCGGCAAAAATGCAAATAATTTGAAGAAGTTTTGCCGTGCTCCAACCTTGCGCCTGATGGTTGGTTGGAACACGGCAAAGAAAGCCATGTTTTTGTCTATTTTTGCGCCTATAATTAATAATGTATAAGAAAATGGTAAAGGCAAGAATACTGACACTTAGCAAAGTGATGCCTCAACATAACAAGTATGACTCGGTTAAGGCTCGCAAGCGAAGACAAGAACACGGCAAGGACGAGGAGTTACTCAGCCGATGCAGAAATGCTTGGAACAACCTGAGCGGTGTGCGAGAAACGAGGGCGAGAACGATGCGCTACTGTATGGGCGACCAATGGAGCGACACCATCAGAGTATACCATCATGGCTACTGGGAGGAAATGACGGAGCGCACCTATATGGAGAAGCGCAACCAGACACCTATGAGCAACAACATCATGGTGAGCATACTGGAATCTATTGCCGGTCTTTATGCCAAGCAGGGTACGGAACCGGTATGCTTTGCAAGAGACAGCGACTCCCGACAACTGAGCGACATGATGAGTGCCACGATGCAATGCAACTGGCAGACAACGTACATGCAAGATGTGCTGAACCACGCCATTAAAGACTACCTGATGGGCGGTCAGATGTTTGTCAGGGAGAGTTGGGAGGCGAAAGATCTTGAAATGCCCGACTCATGGACAGACGCGATGGAACCAGACCACATGTTTTTTGAATGCGGCAGCGACCCACGACACAACGACGTGAGCCTTATCGGTGTGCTGCATGACGTGAGCCGAGAAGACTTGTATCAGAAGTTTGCCAAACAGGAATATGGGCTTACAGAAGAAGATCTGAACGCCATCTTTGATATTTATCCTTCGGACGATAACAGCTACGGCTATGAATTTAACGAAGAAAAGGCGTTGGAGAATCTCAGTTTTGACCATAGCAACAAGGGAAGACATTACTCTAGAGTGATTGAGGTGTGGACCACGGAAACCAAGCCAAGACTGCAATGCTTTGACCCAATTGCGACCACAGGAACCGGTGCTTACTTCCGCATAGATTTGGATGATACTGCGATGATACAGAAGCTGCGCAACGACAATATGAAGCGCAAGCAGCAGTATGACGAAATGGGTATAGCGGAAGAAGACAGAGCCTATATTACCAGCGAGGAGATTGCAGATAAGTACTGGTATTATACCTACATGGCGCCAGACGGAACTATCCTCTGCCAGGGCGAAACTCCATACGACTATAAGAGCCATCCTTTTACGATGAAACTCTATCCGTATATCAACGGAGAGATTCATCCGTTCCTTGCCAACATCATAGACCAGCAGCGATACATCAACCGACTGATTGTGATGAACGACATGGCCATCAGAAGCAGCTTCAAGGGATTCAAGATGATTCCAACGAATATGCTTAACGGCAGAACGCCAGAGCAGTTTATGGAAGAGGCGGTAGAGTATGACGGATGGATATTCTACAAGCCATCGGTGAAGACACCGAATGTGAAACCGGAGATTATTACATCGAATGCCGTGAACATCGGTACGAATGAACTCTTGCAGATAGAGCTGAACCTGATTAGAGAGGTTACCAACGTGAGCGGTGCTTTGCAGGGTAAGACCCCATCGGCAGGAACTTCGGCAGCCAGATATGCACAGGAAAGTCAGAATGCAACCACGTCTCTATATACCATCCTTGCAGACATGGACGTGTTTACGGAGAAGCTGGCAACCAAGAAGTGCATGACTATGCAGCAGTACTACGAAGACGGAAGAATGGTTTACGACCGGAACTTCAATACGGTTTACAAGTACGACCGCCTTTCGGCAAGAGATATTCACTTCAAGATCAGCATCAAGAATGCAGCAGCTACAGTAGCCTTCAGCACGATGCAAAACGATACGCTTGACAAACTTCTTGATATGGGCGGCATCAACATCATCCAATATCTGCAGAACCTCAACGCACCATTTGCAGACAAGTTGCTTGCCAGCGTACAGGAGCAGCAGGCTCAGCTTGAACAGATGTATCAGCAGCAACAGGCAATGGCTCAGCAGCAAGGCGGTGGTCAGGTAGAGAACGGAATTGTGCAGGGTGCAGACCAGAATGCGGTAGCACAGGCACAGAGTGCATTAGGATATAACAGGGCAGCATAAGGTATGGAAGTACAGATAACGATAGAAATGGAGAAGGTGATGAGTGAGGTGAGCAAACACTTCGCTCTCATCGGAAAACGCCTGAAAGATAAGAACGGCGATACGATGTTTGCCAAGACCACTCTATCTTCGGAAGAGAAAGGTATCATGAAGCAGTATATCAACGCTGCGGCAGAAACATTTGTAGCAGAGCTGGCACCACAAGTAACCTATTATAAGAACGGAGATACGATGGCGATCAAGTTTGATAACAGCAGATGGGCAGACGGAGAAGACGGTATTACCGTGCCATTTGAAGGCAACTTCATGGGGTATGTGATAGCCTATGTATCGAATGCGGTATTGGGAATGACTGAGGCAGAACTGGCACAGAAGTATGCTGCGGACATGGCGAACCATATAGCAGCAGCCATCAAGCTGATTTATCACAAGACTCCACCGGCAAACAGCAACAAGAGTCTGGCAGACATGACAGGCGAAATAATCATTGACTAAAAAAGGATAAGCTATGATCATAAAATTTCAAATCATCAAATCGGTAGTGATGGAGGCAGTAAAGTCGACAACCTACCTGAAAGCAAAGATAGATACAGCAGCAGACGAAAAAGCAGCGAAAGTAAGCTTTAACGAGGCTGCCGGCGACGATGAAGTTCACGAAAGAACGCTGACCCACGACTTCGATACAGCCCTGGAAGTATTGAAGACCATCTTCGTAGACTATCTTGTGCCAACGCCTCAGACTATTGGCGACAACGCCATCTACTATGGAAGCGGAACGGATGATATAGTGGAGTTCACCCTATCAGTATCAAGACGTTATAACGGAACGCTGACCGACGCACTGGCTAGGTTGTCAGCAAGATACGTGGAGGACTACATGATATACCAGTGGTGGCTGAAAACAACAAACCTGAAACAAGCGGAGCCGTACCAAGCTACACTTACATCAGATGAGATAGCCATCAGGAAGTGCTTCGTGATGAGTGGCCCGGTGGTCCCTACCGTTCCTTATCCAACCGAGCTGACCGCAAAGGTTAATGGTGAGGGCGTGGAAGGTGAGATAACTCTAGAGAAGGGAGAGGAAGCTACCCTATCCTACTCGCTCAATGATGGAGCGATTGATGATATAGAGGCAAGAAGCGAAGACCCAAGTATCATAGAGATACACCGATGCAGGGATAGACGAGCCTTTACTCTAGTACCGGTAAATACCGGTTTCTGCAAGGTGAAGCTATGGTCAAGACATAGCGACAAACTGGAGTTCACTTGCGATGCCATCGTAACTGAGGAGGAAGGAGTTTTGTAATATTAAATAATAAGATATGAGCTACCCAGAGTTTAATAAATTACACCCAACACATTTTATCCGAGAGAGAGGATGGAAGCCCGAGCCAAATCCTTTCTTGCCGAAGCCACGAAGAGCAGGGCACGGCTATTGGGATAAACACATCTTTATCTATGCCACCCAACTCTGGTATGACATAGATTCAAACACCAACATGGTAGGACGAGCAAGACGGAACATGAATGATGCGCAAGGTGAAGATATTCCGACAAGCGAGAACGATCAAGAGCGCCCGCTCTTCTACCGATGGTTTGACAAGTATATTAATAAGGTGGAAGCGAATCTGTCTGCCTATGTAATGAAACCAGAAGGAAGGGTAAGAGATAATGCCCTGAGAGAATGGGATGAGAAGGAGATATGGCTGAAATTTCCCGACTACTGGGATGATACCAAATATGATGCACTCGTCAAGCTGATACACGACTATATCGTGACTGGTGCGCTATACGAATACTATATGCGCACATTGACGAGCAAGGACCCTCTGACGGCAGACCAGTTGAACCAACTGGACGAACTGGAGACAGACATCATAGACTGCGCCAACTCAACCAAGCCGGGCAGCATGATTCATACTCTGAAACCCTTCGGATAATAAAAAAGCGAGCGTATGGAAGATTTTGAAATGGATGAATTTAAGTCTGTAAGGGAGATACAGAAAGAGAAGAAGGAGAAGGTAAAGAAACTTCTCCCTGCAAGAAAGAGTGCCCAAAAGGAATATATACGTGACTGGCTGGCAAGGAACCAAGAGCAGTTTGAGGATTGTATGAACCAACTGGCAGAGTATGATCCTAAGACATACGTCACCATCTACAAAGACCTTACCAAGCACATGATACCAAAGCAGACAGAAGTAAGCGTTACCCACGGAATAGATGCAGACTTCAAGCAGCTCATGGCACTCGGTATGACAACCGTAGAGGACGAAGACGAGGCAGACGTACTGGATATAAGCAAAGCACCCGAGATACAGGATGCAGATTTTGAGGAACTAAACGATTTAACGGATGGCTCTAGCAACTGAACAGGAAATAGATAATCTCGTAGCGGAAAATCAGGAGCGATACGATGAGATTTATGGCACCTACGACCCTATGACAGGCGAAGGTTGCTATAACTTTGAACATCGTGTGCTGATTGAACTATCCGATTTCTTCATTCCTAAGATGTGGGTTCCGAAGAAGACCGCCAAATCTGTTCTGTTCAGAGGTCTGAGAAAGATGGGCAGTCTGAAAGACTACATCAACTATGTGTTGCACCAGAAGGATGATGCCCAGCATTTCCAAATGCTTACCTTTGCCATCTGTAGGGTGAGATTCATGGAAGACCCCGAGTTTGCCCTATACGTGACCGATAAGATTGAGGATAAGAAGACCGGTAAGATGATTCCTTTCAAGCTGAACTATCCTCAGAGAAAGCTACTGAAGATTATGGAAGACCTGCGGAATGCCCACAAACCGGTGTTCGTGGTTATTCTGAAAGCACGTCAGTGGGGCGGCTCTACCCTATCACAGCTTTACATCAAATGGATTCAGGACTATAGGCGCGATGGTTGGAATGCTATTGTGCTTGCCCAACAGAAGAATACTGCCAAGAAGATTAAGGCGATGTACCGAAAGGCTTTGGAGCGGCAGCCGGGGTGGACCGTGGGGCATCAGGGCGCAAAACTTCAGTTCTCGCCATACGAAAATTCTCCTGACGATTTCCAAGTAACGGATGGTGTGAAGGCAATCAGACGAAGTACGCTGACGGTAGCATCCTTCGAGAACTTCGATTCGGTGCGTGGTAGCAACTTCCACTGTGCCCACTATTCGGAGGTAGCCTATTGGAAGAAGACGCCAGAGCATGATCCTGAGGGTGTGATTTCTTCTATATCCGGTGGTATCGACCCATTGGAAGACAACGTGGAGATATTCGAGAGTACCGGTAGAGGTAATTCTGGTTTCTTCTACGACAAGTGCCAGTTGGCAATGGACCCAAAGAATAATGATGCTTATTCGTTCCTCTTTATTCCTTGTTTCTTCATCGAAAAGGATATGACTCCTGTAGAGAACAGAAGAGCATTTGCCAAGTGGCTTTTGCAGAACAGAGACCGAAGTACCTGTCCGAAGGGCTATCGTGAGACAGGAAAGTTCTTCTGGCGAATGTGGCAGAAGGGTGCTTGCTTTGAGGCGATAGAATGGTACAGAAACTACAGAAACAAGTTTACTACCCATGCGGCATGTGCTACCGAGGCTCCTATTGATGAAGAAGATGCGTTCAGAAACTCTGGTAGACTGGTATTCAATCCTTATTCTATAGACGACATGCAGGCTATGTATAAGCAAGACCCTAAGTTTACTGCGGACATCGTGGTGAACATCAGCGTGAAGAATGATAATACCATTCCGAACTCGAAGGTGAAGCTGAGAGACGATGGTGATGGAGACTTGAAGATTTGGGCTGTGCCAAACTGCCTGCAAGTGGAGAACAGATATTTGGTGAGCGTGGATATTGGCGGTAAGAGTACGACATCGGACTATACCGTTATGACCGTGATAGACCGATTCGGTATGATTCCTACGGTGAAGGGCAAGCCAAAAGTGGTAGCGAGATACAGGGGACATGTCAGGCATGATAAGCTGGCATGGATGGCTGCTGCCCTAGCCCATTATTATGATGATGCGCTGCTGGTGATAGAGAGTAATACGGCCGACCGAGAGAAGAACAATAACACGGAGGGTGATCACTTTCTGACCATTCTGCAGGAGATTGCCGACTACTACGATAATCTGTATCAGAGAACGAGCAGTTCGGAGAATGTGGAAGACAACGTACTGGCGAAGTATGGTTTCCAAACCAACAAGCTGACGAAGCAGCAGGTGATTGATAACTTGGAAGAGTTTATTGATGATAACCTGTATGAGGAGCCAGACAAGGAAATGTATCATGAGTTGCGCATCTATGAGCGACATGATGATGGCAGCTTGGGTAACATCGTGGGTAACGGAAACCATGATGATGTGGTAATGAGTACCGGCATCGGTCTCTTTGTTAGTCTTACGGACATGGAGAAGCCTAGCTGGAAGAAAGCGGAAAGAAGAAGCCGTGGTGGTGATGGTGTTCATACGGCGGCGAAAATTTAGGGGGAATGTTGAATGTTAAATGTTGAATTATTATGGAAAGAAACTTAGAAAGACAAACTTTGAGCTTTAGCAAGGGCATGACGAATGTGCCTAGCGACTTGCTTTCAGATGATTCAGAACTGCTGGAGAGTGACGGATTTATCTTTAAGGATGGAGAAATGAAGGCGGTACAGAAGGGGGTAAGTATTGGCAACATCCCTTATAAGATAATGTACGTTCACAAGATGGCAGACTATGAGAATATCATTGCCTATGATGGTACGACGAATATATACTGGTATACCAAAGATGATAGTGGAAATATCGTAAGCCCACCCGATGGAGTAACGAAAAATTTCAATGTAGGAACCGTTTATGACGTAAAAAGTATAGGTAATACACTTGCGGTTGCGACAAATGAAGGCTTGCATTATCTGCTATTTAAAGGTGGAAAATATAAAGATTTAGGTACAGAGATTCCTACACCTAATGTGGTGTTTTCTATATCACCAAGTACGCCCATTGAAGCAGATACACCTATCAGATATGAAGGCTTTGTTAATCACAAAACACTTAAAGTAAGCTATGACGACTTTGGAAATGTATGTAAAATACATAAGTTGATATATATAAAGAATAATGGTGATTTCGGAGAGCAAACGGTTACGATAAATAACAATACTCCTGTCAAAGAAGAAGACTACGAAGCTTATGCTGTAACAAGCGATAATGATAACAACGAAAACTTATTTCAAGATGCTGTTGTTGGTCATGTATCATCTATTATAAATAAAGCAAAAGAAAAAAATCTTTTCTGCTTTCCTTTTTATGCAAGGTATGCCTTACGTCTCTTTGATGGGACTTATGCCAGGATTTCAAATCCAGTGATTTGTTACCCATGTGTTACAGGCAACCATCATTCGCATATTGGAAACACAACAGCCTACTTTACCTTGTATGGATCAAGTCTGACAGCGGCTGTATCAATACCCCAAAAAGAAGACTGGGTTGATATTGTAAAAGAAATCGTTTTTTTTGCCACAAAGGGTGTAATGCCTTATAAATTAGAAAAAGGTTGGAAATTCGGATACCTTGATGAGGTTTATGGAATGACGTGGAATGATGATGTTGGACCTGACAATTATACTGAACATAAATATAGCAGATATGGTTATACGGATGAGCCAAGTATGCGAATCATACCTAGTTTAAAAACGAAGGATAAAATAGCAGAAGAATTAAAGAAAGATACTGTGTTCTATAAAATATCGCAACTTAACGTGATGTCGGAAGATGTAGATGGGATAAGCTCGGCTCTCAAAATAGATGATGGCGTTCTATCAACATTAGAAACGCAGGAGCAGCTAAAAAAGGATGATTATTACGGATGGGCACATTATGTTTTTAAAAAAATGTATCCATACAATGGAAGATTAAACGCTATCGGAGTATACAGAAGTCCGTTTGAAGGGTTTAGCTCTTTTTGCGCATTAAAAGGTAAAGATGTTGATTCTTATAAATATTATGTGCATATCGAATCTGGCTCTATGTCACGTTGGGTGGAATCTAAAGAAGGTAAGGCTCCAAAGTGTACGCTAAACGGATGGTTTTTCTACCCTGACCCAAATGCTACAGAAGTTATTGTATATGATGTTAAGAATAATAGAGGAATTAAGAGTAAGTTGCATCCTCACTCTTTATTAAATGGTTCTTATAAAATGGCTCTACCAGATAATACTATTAAGTGGGAGGATAATATTTCCTTACCTAGTATAGAAAATGAAATAGAAGATTTGAACTCTCAGATTTTCACTTCTGTAGTCAACAACCCATTTGTATTTGAGGCATCGGGAGATAATACGGTAGGAACAGGAAAGATACTCGGAATTATTGCCAACACGGAGGCGGTAAGCCAAGGTCAGTTTGGTCAATATCCATTGATGGTATTTACGGATGAAGGTATCTACGGCTTGTCGGTTAACTCAGAAGGACTCTATAGCAGAGCCTATCCAATATCAAGAGAGGTATGTAATGAGGATTCGCCACTGGTGCCGACGGACAGGCTTGTGTTCTTTGCTTCAAAGAAAGGACTGATGGCAGCAAGCGGTGGAAGCGTAGGCTGCATGAGCGAACAGATGAGGGGAAGAGCGCCGAGAAACTTTGCAACCTTCGGTGAAGGCAAGTTCCTGGATTTTCTGAAAGGATGCCTTATCGCCTACGATTACAGAGACTCTATATTGAGAATATTCAGCAAGGGGAAATCATACCAATACATATATAATATGGTGGATAGGACCTTCTCAATGGTGAATAGCGGCATAGAGGCACAGGCGGTAGTGAATGATTATCCGGATAATCTGGTACAAGATACTAACGGAAACGTCTATTCGCTCACGGCAAAGCCGGACATCAACGAAGATACAGAAAGCTATAGCGGATCATTTACTACCAGACCTTTAAAGCTGGGCGGCAGCATGACGTTGAAATCGCTGAGAGCGGTGAAGCATCTGTTTGATTCGGACGAAGGTACGATTGGGCTGGAGATATACGGAAGCAACGACTGCAAGCACTGGTGCAAGCTGCCAAGCGTAGGCGGTAAGCCTTGGAAATATTTTACTTTCAAGTATACGCTGCAGAACTTCAAGGCTGCTGATTCCTTTGCGGGCAGTATTGTAGAGGTACAAAGCAGACGAGAAGATAAAATGAGATAATTCTTTCATACGCGCTAATTTATGATAACATGAAAAAGGCGGCTGCTCATCACGAGTGGTCGCCTTTAAAATGAATTATGGAATACATTTTTAAAAACATGATTCTCTTTATATGTGTGTTATCTGTTTTTGATATTATTTACGCAATATGCTACGATGTAGCCTAATACGAAGCAGTAAAGATGCAGAAGTCCGTTGACATTCGGCACGGCCATGGTGCAAATAATGAACGGCATCGCTTTCTTTAATGCTTCTTTCCATCGCCCTGTCCTACCCCACATCAAACCAAAGGATGCGAAGAGAAAACCGGAAAGTCCCATTGTAGGCTGACTAACATACATGGGCAGCAGACTAGCGGCATAGGCAACAGCCAGAGAAGTGACTGGTTTCATATCGTTCTTTATCTGCCAAAGCACCAGAAGGTTTACGGCAAGATGAAATCCGTTGACATGGAAGAAGCTATACAGGATATGATTTTGCCAAGGACAACCAGGATAGAAACCGACATGCCAAGTACACAGAACGAGACAGATGATGCTAAGCACCAGCTTTGTTCGAAAGTTTCTTCTTACGAAGGTCCATTTCTCTGTAATTTTTCCCATACTTCTTATAGTAAGCGAAAATAAACTTGAGATTACTTGGCTGGATAAAGAACTCGGGTGCAGGCTCAGAAACAAGGAACTGGCAGATAAACCATAAAGATTTGCCCACTAACTCCTTTCGCTGAGTCATTTCGTTCATCCTATTGAACAGCGTATAGTACAACTTCTTCCGAATCGGCTTCATGCTATCCACCTTTGAGAAATCGCCGACTGCCATTCTGCGGAGTATATCCCAAGCTCTCTTGGGAGAAACATAGTATCTGGGAGCAGGAGAATGGACCACCTTTTCCCAAGCCTCCTGTTGGGAATGGCAGTTAGGAGCTATCTCCCGATACGCCTTCATCAGATCATCCCTCTGTCTGTCAATCAATTCGTAATTTGCTCTTGCCATATAAATACTACATTAAGATGTTGCAAATATACATATTATTTAGAATATGGCCAAATAAGTGCATAAAGATTTAAATAAGTTTAATATTTGGCTGGTTTTCATGGCATTACGAAAGAAAAAGTTTAATTTTGCAACAATATGACATGCTATCTCAGAAATAGTTAGCAAAAGGTAAGAATAAACCATAAAATCGTAACAAAATAAGAACAAAACAGGAATCACCTCTCTCGAAAGAGGAGGAAGCCTTAGTAATGGAAGGCTTATTGAGTAGGAAGATTTGGAGGTTCTATGAACTTCTGTCAAAGTGGGCACCCATACCATTGATGTTAGGTCACTGGTATGGCGTATGGGACTATGGGCATTATCCCTAGACCAACAGTTATAGATACCTATTCCAACGGGAACTGCATCATCTGGATTTATGTACTGGCATACATTTATATGCCACTGACCATGATACCGGTAAGTTTCTTCTTCAGATACTGCTGGATATTCCGCATTCCGTTCTTCTATTTTTTCGGTATCAACGCTATCAGATTGTATTATCAGCACTGGCTCATCACTCCTGAGCAGTTGGAGATGCACCATGTGTTTATCATATTCACTTTAATGCTTTACGCTTATGGATTTATCAAAATCGCTCTATCGAATAGCAGAATCTGCCTTTGGGATGCTAAGAAACGATGAGTGTGGGTTTACAGAGGAAGAAGAGAGGATTGTGCAGAGGAATCTTCTGTACTGGATGGAAAGGAAGCATCACTTTGACGAGCAACTGGGCAGAGCCTGTATCGCCAACATCTATTATTTTGATGATGATGTTCACAAGAAGTATGCTCCTTACTTCGGGTTTGATGAGTTGAAGGAGGACTATGAAAGGTTATCATGGAACATACCGGACTACAACTTCTGGGATTTTGCGGTAACGATGAATAAGATGTATGCCGACCATATAGACGTGGTTGGCAAATGGTCGAAGAACAAAGATACCACAAGAAAAAGGATTCCGGAACTGGCTATCAGTTTTCTCTGTGACGAATCGACAAACCACCCTACAGATAAAATCTGGTGGCACATGAACAGCTAAGTTGGAACACGGCAAAAGCTATTAAAAAGCCTTTTATCTTTGCAGCCATTAATCATAAATAATGACATATGGCAGAGATAGTACATACATTTTTACAAGAGCACCTGTACAGATCGGCATTGGTTATTGTCATCTGCATGGATGCTCTTATCATTTCTATGGGCGTGGACCTGTTCTTTGGCATCAAGAAAGCGAAGGAAAACAGACTGGCTACGACAAGTACAGGATTCAAGAAGACTTGCGACAAGGCGAGGAAATACTTCTCCCCCTTCATGGTAACGGTCTGCATAGACCTGATAGCCTGTACGGTTCTCCCCTTCCCTGTCTTCTCTATGATATGGGCAGGCTATTGCGTGTTCTGTGAATTTGTAAGCGTAAGGGAAAATAGTTGGCAGAAGGCTGAGATACGGAAGCAGGAGAAGACGGTAAGCATTCTTCTGGAGAACAAAGAAGACTTGGCTAGGGCTTTTGCTGAGATTATGAAGGAACAGGGAAAGGAGGAGAAGAAATGAGACTGATTAAGAGAATTTTTGTTCATTGCAGTGCCTCTTCTCAGAAATGGGGCGTGAAGGAACTTTGGGATGAGTTTAAGCGCAAAGGCTGGAATAACCCAGGGTATCATTACGTGATTACTGCTGATGGTGGGATTCACCAGATGCTGCCGGTAGAAAAGGTTAGCAACGGTGTGAAGGGATATAATGCTACGGCTATCAATGTGGCTTATGTTGGCGGAATCAACAAGAAGGGAAAGGCGGTAGACAACAGAACAGAAGAGCAGAAGAAATCGCTTATCACTCTGCTCACTCAGTTGAAGAAGAAATATCCGGATGCCGAAATCTTAGGGCACAGAGATATTTCGTACGACAAGAACCATAATGGCGTAGTGGATCCTTGGGAAAGAATCAAGGAGTGCCCTTGCTTTGACGCTAAAGTTGAATACAAAGATATATAGCCTATGAAATTGTATGACATAAGGTTTTGGAAATGGGCTTGCATCGGCTTGGTGATTGGAATTATCGTATTGGCATTTACAGGATGCAAGACGAAGGAATATATCGAGGTTCCTTCTGTTAGAACCGAATACGTATGCAGAACAGATACTTTTGCTAAGCTGGATAGTATCTACATGAAGGATTCGGTGTATGTTTTTCAGAAGGGTGATACGGTTTTCAATAACAAGGTGGTTTATCGGGACCGGTATCATAATATATATAAGGTGAAGACGGACACAATCGTCAAGACGGATTCTGTTGCCGTGCCTTATCCTATAGAGCGACAACTGACGAAGAACGAACAAAGGCTGATGTCGCTAGGCAGATGCTATATCGCCTTTCTGTTCATACTGGCGGCTTGCGCGATTGGGTTTACTCTCTGGTACAGAAACAAAAAGTGCTAGCTTATGGCGAAGATTAGCGAAGAACTGCAGATGATTGATTCGCTCCTGATGGAATTTCATGAGCGGATTCAGAGCGGAAGATACTTAACTAACAAACAGCAAAATGCTTTCATGTTAGATTTTCTGCACCGCATCGCCAACAAAGACGAGCCTATCAGCAAGGCTGAGGCATGCGGCTACGTTCATGTTTCTAGGGCTACCTTTGACCGCCTTGTGAAATAAGGCAGGCTTCCAAAGGGTAAGAAGCGGAAAGGATGGACCGAGCTGGTTTGGTACGAAAAGGATTTAGATGAATATATAGATAGATTGGTATAGGTTTTGCTTTTTTATTTTTAGTTAGTAGCAGATTGTTTCATTGCAAAAAGAAATCCCCACTCGGCTGTGATAGCTGGGTGGGGATTGGTGATTAATCTCCAAGAATATCATTGATTTTCTTTTCGATGAACTCATCAGAAGCTGGTTTCTTAATAAGTTCATCTATATCAGGTAACTTTGTATCAACTCCGTCTTCTTGATTTTTGGAGGCAACATATTCCTTTAGTGCTCTCGCCCAAGAACTATTTGCCATTTCTGTCAATGAATCCTTTTTCCTTTCATAGGCTTTCTTCAACTCTCCGTTGTCACGGAAATATCTGAGCATTCCGTCAAAGAGAGAATAAAGTTCTTTTCAGCAATCGGGTTACTCTTTGCCTCTTCCAGTTTTAGCATCAGGAAGAGTAATGATGCATGTAATTTTGTTTTGTCCACAAGCAGATAGTCGTGCCCTTTCTTGGTAAATACTGTTGTACCGAACTCTTTTGCTGGTTCATTACTATTAGCCAATGAGCGAA